CTGCTCTCGATGACGCAGGCTGGCACTTTATCTCTGTCGCCAGGTGCGCTTAGCCCAACTCGGGCGCTCAATGTCACACAAAGCGGGCCAGCAAGCGGTAGTCTCAGCGGCCCATTTTCCTTTAACCTCGTCAACATCACGTCCTACGGCGGCAACACGTCGGGCTCGGGGGGGAGCGACAGCTTCGGCCTGTTGAACTCGAACGCTGCTGCATTGCGGGTCAATTACGCCGTGAGCGGCGCGAATGGGCAGGGACAGGAGGCCGGATTGTTTGCCCTGCGCCAGCAGGCATCCGGGCAGACCGGCGACATGACCGGCGCCGTTGGGTCCGTCTATGGAAATTTGACACAGACTAGCGGGGCGATGTTCGGCCTCGTGGGATTCGCGCTCATTGACACCGGCTATTCGGGGACAGGTGCGTATGGCATCGAGTTGGACGTAGGAACAACCTCGGGGGTTAACCCGACCCGGCGCATCGGCGTGTCAATCACCAACACAAAAAACGGGGTTGCCGCCACTTTGGACGCGGCCATTCTCGCTGCTAGCAATACCGCTGGAGGTGAATGGAAAAATATTATCTCTCTGTCGAAGCTATACGGTCAGTTCCCGACCGCAAGCACATCGACATTCCTGTCCGCCGACACGGCGGCAACTCCGATCAACCATATCCTCGACCTGACGAACTTCACGATCAGTGGTAATATCATCAACGCGCCGAATGTCTCCATCGCCCCCTCGGGACTCATCACGAGTTTGGGTGCCAACATTGGCGCAGTCTCGACGGATCGCCTCGTCTTGGAGAACCTGACTGCTGCTGCGAATAATGCACAGCAATGGTCCCCCCGCGCACATTGGATCGGCCAGGTCTGGAATACGACCGCCGCCGCGTCGCAGGCGTTGGATTGGATTGCAGAGTTGCAGCCGAGACAGGGAACCTCAACGTCGCTTGATAATGTCCTCGTATTTTCAGCGCAGCTCAACGCTGGCGGCTATGTCCCCGTCGTCTCGTTCCACCTTTCCGGCGCCGTCGCGAATAATTCGAGCCTGAATTTGAACGCTCCTTCCGGCAAGAACGCTAATATGGCTTACCAAGACGGAGGAAATAATGTCTGGTACGCGCAGAACGCCGGGGCCACGGACACTTATCAAATTCTGAATAGCGACGCGAACGGCAATGTCGCGCGGCTTGTACTCACCCAGGCGGGGGCGCTGTCCGGTCCAGTCTCTGTCACGTCGCCGCTGCTTATTGGCGGCAGCGGAACGACCGGGACACAACTGACCTTCCAGACCACGACCGGCAACGGCACAACCGATGCGTTCGTGTTCAAGCGCGGCAATAACGGCGCTACGACTGTTGCGACTATCAATAACAGCGGCGTCATGTTTGGATCGACGGCGCCGGTCTATTTCATCAGTGCGAGTGCTAACTCCGGCACCCTACCAAGCAACCCGGCTGGCTTAGGCTCCAACATTGTTGCCGCGATAGCCAATGTGGACGGTGCTCCAACGAGAATCGCGATGTTCGCCGCTGGAACAGGCGCATCAAACTCCGTAAACTATTTCGCGTCTCGGGGAACAATTGCCAGTCCGACCGCGACGCAGAGTGGGGATATTCTTGGATCGAACTTCTGGTACGGCTTCGGAACCGTCTACTATAATGGGTCCGGTATTGTCTCAACCGCTCAAGAAACATGGTCATCGACAGCCGGCGGCGCTGCCTTGGATGTCTATACGACGCCACTTACGACTCTCGGCATTAACATCTCGACACGCTTCTTCCCAAGCGGTGGCGTCGGCGTCGGCACGCTGACCGATCCCGGCATCGGAAGTATCAGTGCGAACGTTAAATTTGTTGCGGCGGGCAACAACGGGCAGACTGTGACAACGACCGTTCGGGCAGCAGGCGGGGCGGCAGACTGCACATTGATATTTACAGGCGGGATCAAGACAGGAGGAACTTGCTGATGAAATACTCACCATTGGTATTTCTATTATCGATCACCCCTGCCTTGGCGCAGCAACCACAGCAGTCCCCTGCCGAGCAGGCGCTGGGCTCCAAACTCATGCAGGAAATAAACGCCGGGTTACAGTGCACACAGCAATTGATCGGGGCGAACAAGCAGATTGAGCAGTTACAGGCTCGGATCAAGGAACTTGAGTCCAACGTACAGCCCTCGCAACTGCCGAAGATCGAGAAATAGGGAGTAGCGCATGGCCGAGGACCGCTTCCTAATCTGCCTTCCCTTCACGCTTCGACAAGAAGCTCCCGTTCCGCAAGACTGGAGCAACCCGAGAAATTTCAGCAACGATCCCGGCGACCCAGGGGGTAAGACCTTCAACGGCATCATTCAGAGAGAATATGACCATTGGCGTAAAGCACAGGGACTGCCTGTGCGTGATGTGCGTCAGATGACGCAGGATGAAGGCTTCACGATCTATCGCACGAGCTATTGGGAGCCTCATTGTCCTAAGCTCCCGCCGGGCTTCGACCTTGTGTTCTTCGACGACGCCGTCAACCAGGGGTCATTCGAGGCGATCAAGATCATGCAGTATACGCTCGGCATTCCAGCCGATGGGCAATGGGGGCCGCTGACCGAAGCGGCGGCGGCGAAAATTGTCGACGCCGACGAAATCAAGGCGTTTACAGCCCGACGCGAGGCGGTCTATCGGATGATCTCCACATTCGGCCGCTTCGGCAAAGATTGGATTCGCCGCTCGGAAGAAATCGAGGCCGCGGCGCTCAAGATGGTGCCGACCGCATGATCCTGCGTCGCATCGTCTTCGGGGAAGCCCTGCCAGGAATGCAGCAATTTGCCGATATCCTCAAAGGGCTTGATGAGAGCGTCGCCTACTGTAATCGGTCAGGTCCGCTCGGGCACGATCGGGTGACGGACTTTCCACTCGCGGTCCCGGCGCTCGGGCTTGACTTCGTGCATCCGACGCCGCTTGCGTTCGTCCGCGCGGATCCGCCGGATAACGACGGGCTCGGAATCTTCCGCTGGCATCATGCCCCTCTTTACGTTGCCGGCACGCAGGCGGCCGGAATCGATCCCGCGCATGTCGAGGCCGCGCGACTCTGCAACGCGATCTACGCCAAGCCGGGCACGCCTCCCGAAGCGTGGGATGCGAGCAGTTCGACGGTCGGCGTTGTGTGGGCTATCCGCCGCCAGGGCCGGCGCTCCTTCGTCGTCTTCCGTGGATCCGACGACCTATTCGATTGGCTGCGCGATCTGACCGGCTTCGACGTTCCGGCTTTGCTCACGCGCCTCATCATGCACGACCGGCTCGGGCGCATGTGGGAAGGCTTCGTGATCGGGATGGACGCCGCCTGGGCGGCGATCAAACCCTTGATCGCGGACGTCGATGAGGTCATCTTCACGGGCCATTCGCTCGGCGCCGATCACGCCGACATCGCCGCCGCTTATGCTGTCCTCGAAAGGAAAAGCACATGAACTCAAGTCAGCTCGCCGGCATCCTGCGCGCCGTTATCCCGGCGCTTGCCGCCTATCTCGCGGCCAAGGGAGCGTTCTTCGACACGGACACTTGGAACATCATTCTCGCTTCGCTCGCGACGGCAGGCGTCGCGGCCTGGTCCGCCAAGGTTCACACGGACTCCAGCGCGGTCATCGCCGCGGCGGCGGTCCAGGGTGCAACGGTCAAGATCGACGCGACCGCCTCGCCCGCGGTCAAGGCGGTGGCGGCCGATCCGACCGTGCCCGCCGTGCAGATGGTCGCGCCCGCGCCGGTCGTTCAAGCCACGAGACCGGCCGCATGATCCCCCTCATCAACCTGATCGGGCTTATTCCAGGCGCGGCCAAGTACGTGCCGATCGCAAAGTTCCTGCTCGCGCACGGTGACAAGGTTGCCGACCTTGCCGCCACCAGCGGCAAGGCAGTCGAGGCAATCGAAAAGACCGATCCGACTATCATTCCGCATCTTGAGGCCGTGACGGCGGACTTGGTAAAGGCGGCCGGCGCGTCGCCTCCCGTCGCGGAGGGAGAGAACGTCGATCCGCCGCGGGTCGTAGGCAAGCACATCGTCGCCAAGGCGCTTGTCGCGCCTGGCACACTCTCAGCGGACGAAAAGGCTTGGATGGACCGCGCGAGCGCGGGCGGCTGAGCGGAACCAATCGAGGTAGCAGCGCGTTACCATAGGACCGAGAGGACCGCATGAACCTGGTTGTACTCATTATTATCCTGATCCTTCTATTCGGTGGTGGCGCCGGCTACTATGGCGGCCACATCGGCGGCGGGGGAATCGGGATCGTTGGCATCTTACTTATCGTGCTCGTGGTTTTGCTCTTGACGGGAAGGCTGTAATGCCTTGGCAGTTCGAACAACTGATGTTGCCGCTGGTCGTGGCGACGTTGTTGCTACTGGCGGTTCCTCGCTAACTCGAACAACGGAGACTCACATGGGCGCGAATATATGGTTCTGGCTCATATACGTTTTAGTGGGTGTGTTCGGTATATGGGGCCTTGGCCCTTGGGGCGCCGATCGCGGCCGCATGGGTGCCTTTGGCTCTTGGGGTGTGCTGTTCATCCTCGTGGGCCTGCTCGGCTGGCGCTTGTTCGGAAGCCCCATTCAGTGACGCGCAGACGGGGGCGGGCGCCCCGTCATACGAGACGATTCAACAGAAGACCGATCGCGCCAATAGCGAGCGCGAGTATCGGCGCGATCAGTACTTGAATAGGCCAAAAACGTCGCAAGACGACCCCGCTCGCGCGGAACGCGAACGCGAGTTCTGGCGCGAGCAGGACCGCATAGACCGTGCGATTGGAATCTGCAAAGGGGACGGTTGCTGATGATTCCTGACGCCGCCATCCAGGCCGTCAAGGTGGTGATCGTTCTCGTTCTCGCCATGTCGCTGATGGCGACCACGATCATAGTCTACAGGGCAATCGAGCGACCGCTAATGCTTTGGTGGGTGAATATCTGACCCCCAGCTTCGGCTGAGGTTTTCTGTTGCCCAAAAGCCACACTGTAAAAACATTGCAATTCCATTGTCGTCGCTACCTTGCCTTTGCGCGCGCAAGCGCGCCCAATGTCCCTACCGCCAAGGGGGCGGAACAGGAGGGACGAACGATGAAACGGACTATCATCACTGGAATACTGCTTGCGCTGGCTGCGGGCGCCGCTGGGGCTGCGGATCTGCCGGCGCTCATCACCAAGGCCCCGATCACGCCGGCCACTCTCTGGGACACTGGCGGCCTCTACGTGGGCCTGGAATCCGGGGCCGCGGTCGCCAATACCTCGACCAGCGCGCTCGGGCTCAACAGCCTTGTGTCCGGCAACGTCAAGTCTGACGGCGGCTACATCGGCGGTGTCGTCGGCTACATGAAGGGTTCGGCCGCACACTGGTACGCGGGCGAGTGCGACGCGAGCTACCGCAACATCTCCAGCGGCGACGTGACGGCGGTCATGCCGGGCGGCAGCACGATCGGGGTTGCGAGCGTGGCAAGCCGCTGGTCCGCCGGTTGCGAAGCAAGGGTAGGCGGGTCGGTCGATCCGATGACCCTGCTTGCCAACGCGGCCGGCAACATCGGCCTCGGGAGTATCAGCTTCCCGACGTTCAATCCGGTCCCGCCACCCGGCGCGCACGTCGCGGCAGCTCCGCGAACCTACATTGGCGCAGGTTTCGAGGCGTTTGGAGTGAGCGGCAACTTCGGCGGGGTCGGTGGTGCCGATGTCGTATGGGCACCGCGCGTGCGAATCGGCGCCCTGTGGCAACAGCTCAACTCGGCCGGCACTCCGACCGGCGGCGTGTTCGACGTGAGCGGCAAGATCGTATTAGCCAAGAACGGCCTGGAATTCTCCAACGTGTTCGACCCGGCGGCCGGCGCGAAGTTCACCGGGACGACCACCATGGGGAACCTCTATGCCGTCGAGTTGCGGTATATGTTCTCGCCGGGCGGGATCACACTCGCATCGAAGTAAAACCGATCCCCGTCGCTGCCTTTCCCCCAGCAGCGACAGTCGGCCATCGGAGCCCCCTCCGGTGGCCGATTTTTTTGTGTGAATTGCGACCTACAGAGGCATGGCGATCAGGCTCCAATAATGGCATTGTGAGGGCGAATCGCCATGGCGAAGAAAGCGGCACGCAAGCGAGGACAACGGCAAGCCGATCCGCTGCGCCGTCCGCTTACGCTGTGGCAGATCGGCAAGGGGATCAGCGCGGGCGTCGGCATTTTCATGACGATCGGGGGCGCCATTTTTCTTTGGGTCAAGCTCGACTGGCCGGTGCTCGCAACCCGCGAATACACGGACGGCCAGATCGTCAAGGCGAAGACCGAGGTCTTACGACTCGTTAACCAAGTCTCGCGCAACGTCAACAAAGTTTCCGGCCAACTCGACGACAATAGCGACCAACTCAAGGTTACGTCATTGCAGACGCAGCGGGTCGTCATTCAGAACTCATTAGATCGCGCCAAGGCTGAGCGGGCGGGTGTTGATCAGACCTTGCAGACGATCAAGGACCGCACCGCGCTCGACATTATGAAGCGGCGTGAGGCGCAGATCGACGATGAAGTCGCCGGGTTTGTGAAGCAGGTCGCTGACCTCGACGCTGCGATCGGCGCCGCACAGAACCCCACGGGCCGCAAGCGCGCGCAGGAACGCATCGGCCACGGCAAGGCGGACGATGCGGAGGGGGAACCTACCAAATGACCCGCCGTCAAACCCTTAGCGCCTTCGCTTGGTGGCGCGACTGGTGGCGCAAACTCTCGCCATTTGAGCAGATATTCGTCGAGGTTATGGGCGCCATTGTCATCGCTCTTTTGCTGACGAAAGTCTCGATGATGCTGTGGCCGGGATAGGAGAAATCCAAGATGGCGACGCGACGGCAAATCACCCAGCTCGATGAAGAAGATGCCGATAATAATGGCCGCCGTGGCTACCGTTCGGGCGGCCGGCTAGTTCCAGTCCCCGACCCAACCGCCCTGACGACCGACCAGCTTCGTCGAGAGATTAGTGCCCTGCGCGAAGTCGTGATGATACGAATTGATGGGGTCGAGTCTAATGCTATGACATTGAAGGAGACCCTAAATAACCGGAAAGAGGAAATCGATGCATCCGCACTAGCCCTGCGCGAATTGCTAAAAAGCGAGATCAATAAGCTCGCCATCGTGACGGATGAGAAGTTTTCCGGCGTCTCGAATCAGTTCATCGAGCGGGATAAGCGTACCGACCAGCTTACCGTCGCGGCGCAAACTGCCGTGACCGCCGCGTTTGCAGCGCAAAAGGAGGCTGTGAGCGAGCAGAACAAGTCCAACTCTCTGGCGATCAATAAAAGCGAGCAGGCGACTGCGGAAAGCCTGCGGCAGCTTCAAACGCTGTTCATTTCCGACAGCAAGGCGACCAATGACAAGATCGATGATCTCAAAGGTCGATTGGATCGTGGCGAGGGCCACGGAAAGGGCGTGTCTGACTTTACAGGTTGGATTTTTGGCGCTGTAGGCATGGTCGTTGGGGTCGTCGCATTAATTGCGTTACTGACAAAACACGTTCCATGAGATCGACTAGTTCTCTTGTTAGCTACGCCCACGCCATGTATCCCACAATCGTTTTGCCTCAGCCTCCCACCGATCTATAGTAGCCTGCGATGGGCTGTGGTCCCATTCAACCCACAAGCCAAGTTCGCGCGTCCAAAGATCAATCCATGTCACATGTAGACGGCCAATCTTAAAGCCGTATCGTCGAAAGTAAATCATCTAAGTACGACTCATTGGCACCACGCGCAGGCCGCGGCGTGCGAATAGTGCGATTGCTTCACGGACACATCCCTCACAGATGAAGGCGTGCTTGCCGTCAATTAGGGACCTCTCGCGATCAGAGGCGCCACAGAAGTCGCAGTAGCAGGTGACATTGCGTTTCGTCTCCAGCAGCTTCACCGCTTGTCCTCCGTCGTTATTTGCCCATTTACGCCCCGCAGCTTCTTCCATTTCTCCGGCGCGTAGTTTTCGCCCCAATGGTTTTTTGTAACCCAATCGACAAACTCGCGCATGTAGGCTTCGCTGTCTATGTCTACGCCACAAGCTCTGTCGATTGCGGCATCAAGAAAGAAACCTGTTTCTCGTCGCTGCGGACGACCCGTCGCGCCACGAAAGGCGGCATGTGCATCTGGCCGTGACCACGCAAAGGTCACAAAGTCCCGCCATGCAATCTCGTTGAGAACGTCTTGGCCCATGGTGTAAATCGCTTACTTGCCACGTTCCCGCAGGATTGCGGCTCTTGCGTCCTTCAAAGCGATCTCTCGAATGGCACACGCCGCAGCGTCAATCTGCGCGCCATTAACGCCGCGCCGATATTGCTCGCGGTGGAACACTCGCCACTCGTGAACCTCGGCTATCATCCGTTCAATTTCAGCCATGGGGTAAACTGCTCATTTACCATGTATGGCGCAGATCAGTATTCCCACAAGCACTCCGAGACTGAATGGTGATAGAACAAATACGCATATGTTGATTATGTCGCTATACCGATCCCAAAACGTATTTCCATACTCATCGCGCTCAAACATGGATTACTCCTTGGATGCCGTGACTATATTGTCCCCCAATAGGCCGCTGGGCATCCTGGCCTATGAAAGACGGCGTAGGCGCCGCAAGTGCAGCGGTTTGGGTGTAGCAGCCTGTCAAGCCGCGCCATGGCTTCGCCGAGATCGAATGGCGTCGGCGTCTCCACGAGCGCGCCCAAATGCGTATTGTGTCCTTGCAGGCCGGTGCGGCGCTCCACTTCTTCGGCGGTCGCATCAGTCACAAGATAGAATTGCCGGTTCATTTGGTCCCCAATCCTGTACTGTTTTCAGTTTACCAAAAGATATAGGTGCCGAGAACATTACCGAAGATCGTTCCTACTGTCGTTCCTACTGCTATAGACCCCCAATAGGCCAGTCGATGCAGAACGGCGTCAGCTTCATCGGGTGTCATTTGGTCCCCAAATTCGTACTGTTGTCATTACCAACCCGCGCGGCCTCAATCATGTCGTCCACGTGCTGGGCCTCGCGGTTAAATTCGCCTCGCTTCATACTTTCGGTGAGTGACTTGAGCCAAGCCGTTGCGCGCTGGGCTTCCGGCCCATTGCACGACTTTGGCCAGATGCCGCCAAAGACGGGACCACAAGTCGCCGTAGCTCTGATGCCGGCGGCATCCAGAACGGCTTGCACTGCCCCTATTCTATCGGCATCGCTCTGTCCCCAGTCCTGAATTGCTCTGAGGACAAATCTTTTGGCGGCTGATTCGTGTTTCACTTCTTCCCCTCCGTGGCTAAGCTGTCGTTAACGCCAATCGCCCGCCGCTTTGATGAACTCGACCGCGACTTGCGGGACGATGGCATTGCCGTAGGCGCGCAGCTTAGCCACTCGGGCGGGTATCCCATGAGCCATTGGGAAAAGGCCGGATCGAGTGAACCGTATTCGCCCATCCTCACAGGATAGAAAATCGCAATCGATCCATGCGCCATTCTGTACCGCACGGTCTGAACCGCCGTTTGCAGGTTCAATCCGCCCTGTCGGCCTTGTGTCCCTGAGCCAGTCGAGTTGTGGTTTGGCGTGGGCCACGAACCATAGCCGTTGCCTGATGTGCGGAGCGCCGATGCCCGCAGCGCATAGATCGGCCGCTCCAACGGCGTAGCCCTCACCTTCCAAATCAAGCGCCACAAGATCGAACCATTCAAGCCCAGCGCGCGACGCAACCTGTTCGCCAAAAATAATTGAAGGCTCACGCTCTCGAATAAGATGGTGCCAGGATGGCCATACATGCCGCTCGTCAGCAAATCCGCCCTTTGTGCCTGCCGGGCTGAAAGGTTGGCACGGGCAAGAGCCTGTCCAAACAGGTCGGTCGTCGGGCCATCCGGCAAGTCTGAGGGCAACCGACCACCCGCCGATGCCGGCGAAGAAATGGCATTGTCCGTATCCGGCGAGGTCGTCGGGCTGCACGTCAACGATGCTTCGCTCGTCAACGTCGCCTGGTGCGATGTGGCCGGCGGCGATGAGGTTGCGGAGCCATTGGGCGGCATAGGGGTCGATCTCGTTGTAGTACGCATTCATTTCGTGGATTGGCGTAAAAGGGCCAGCACCGCTCGAGCGAGGTAGTTCCAATAATCCCTTGAAAAAATGCGCTGACTTGCTCGTCGGTCCGCATCTTCCAAAGCCCGCGCCACATCTTCCTCGCTTGGCGCCCCTGCCGGCTCATTGCGTTGAGCGGTGGTAAGCATTGTCTTGGCAGTTGATATGCACCACTGCATAGTGCGGCGCGGCAGCATGGCTTCCCACAACTGCTCGGCTGCGGCCTCGACTGCCGCGCTGTGAATTGGCGCCCCTGCCGGCTCGGCGCTTCGTGGAAAGCCCTCATCCCAGCAATCATACTGCGGCTGTTTCGCCCCTGCGGGCTCGGAAGCTGACAGGGGCTGCTCAGTCAGATCGCCGGCATAGTCGCCGGTTATGCCGGTTGGATTTGCCGGCGCTGCGGGAGGCCGCAAGGCGCGGATCGCATTCGCAATGATTGTCCTCGCATCGTTGAATCCGTCATCCCATTCGCTGTCACGAGCCTCGGCATAAGCCGTCTGCGCGGCCTTAGCCGCTGCCTTTAGCCCCGCCACAAATGAGTCGTTAGGCACCACGGCCTGCACTGTGGGAGGCCGTGGGGTGCGTCGCTGCACGTCCATTTCCAAGTCTTTCAATGCGCGATCGTCGATGCGATATATAGTGCCATACTTTCCCCACTCACGAAGAATGTGAACGGCTATCTCGGCCGCCGCCTTGACTCCTGCCGCGAAGCCTTGGTCATGTCCCTCTTTCCATGCTGCGCCTTGGGTCATGTCTTCACCTTGGAGCGCAAGGCGTTGCGGTAGAGGGCACCGACGTCGCGAGCAATGTCCAATGAAATCGGACGGATCGCATTGGCAATGTAGCTAACAGATCGCTGTTCGACGCAAGATAAAATCTCCTGTGCGATCTGTTCCTCCGTGGGCCAGGGTGCGGGGGCTGTGGCCTGCGCTGCGGCGAGCGGCATTTCGCCGAAATATCGGCCGCAGTTTGGGCAATGCGGAGCCTGATAACCATAGCCCGCAGGGTGTTGGATCGAGGCAAAGTCGGGTTGATTACCCGTCCACCCGCAGCGATCACACTTCCAAATCTGCGCGACCTGCGCTGCGGCGAGCGCGGCGCGGGCGGTTTCGCGATGTTCTTCTTGCCCTGCGTTACTAAGTGTATCAAACGGATCGTCAGGGCATATGACTTGTTGAATGGCTTTCGCCGCCGCCTCAATCTGCTCGTCCGTAGCTCGTGGCGTCAGCACCAATTCCTCCGTGCCGGATTCGCTTGAGCGGTAGAACTTAGTCATGCTCGTCAGTCTCCCATGCACAACGGCAACCGTCGATTAGATCAATGAGTTCGCCGCACTTCTCACAGACTGCGCCCATCATACAGCCATGAACGGCGCATTGAGGAAGGGTGCAAATGCGGCCATCATCGCAGAGAGTGTGAGGGCCATAGAACTGCGGGACCGTCATTTTCCAAGCGCCTCCCGCGCGACACTATCCACGAATTTCAGTGCCATTGCCTGATTGCATGATGCGGCGGCATTGTCGCGGCAGACCTCGCGAACTTGGATTAGTGCCGCCCGCAACCGCTCATTCGCCTCGTTCAGCCGGCTACAGTTATGCCGCAGGTCTTCGTGGTTGGCGCGGAGGGTGGCGAGTTCGGCCCGCAGCCGCCGCATTTCTTCAAGATCGTCCCAAGTCGTCATTTGGTCCCCAAAAGCTGTATCTCACCGAGTGCCCTATTGTCCCAGGGCTTCCGCGACCGCCGTCGTGGCACCCTGGGCAACCTCTCCGGGCTCACGCGCTTCTGGCTTCGGCGCGCTCAGCGCACCGCCAAATCCCTGCTTCGCCGCTTGCATCATGGCAAGAACGCTTGCCGTCTTGGCGATGCTCGCTTCCAGATGTTCGATGACCTTGCCGCCGTGTTCCTCGACGATCTTATTGAACTCGTCGACCTCGGAACGGACGGAGCTGGCGAAGTCTACCGCCTCCTGGGCGGCCTGCGCCAGTTCGTCATTGATCTTGAAGTGCCCTGAAACCATCGCGCGTTTGATCGCGTCGATCGTCGGCGAGTGCTTGCGGGCAAGTTCCGCTAGGCTCTGTTCGACTTCGCCGTTACCGTTCGTCTTGGACATGGTTTCTCCTGAGAATTGCGGCACGCTGGCCGTTCATTTCGGAAATCTCGCGGGCGAAGCTCTGATCGCCTGCCTTGAGCAACAGCCGGCCGAGGCCGGTCAGGACCGCATAGTCATGCCGGTATCGATCACAGCGTATCGCAACGAGACTGCGGTCACAAAGGGCCTGGATCGAGCGAGCGGGAAACCGCCGGTCATCCGGCGGCATACCGTAGACCGGCCCTAGCCGGAATAGCCGCCCAATCTCGGCGATCGCCATGAACGCCCGCTGCATCGAGCCGGATAGCCCAAGCTCCCATGGATCTGAGGAAAAGGCGAAGCGGTCGGGTGACGTGTGATCGCGCATCACAGATTCCCGAAATGCGCTTCGACTTCTTCCTCGGTACAATCCTCAAGCATGATGATGCCCGCGAGGATCAGCTTGTCGCGCAGCGAGAGCCGCGGAACGATTCGGCGGTCCATCGTTATTTTCACCTTGGAATGCCGGCCGCCGGGCATGCGCGAGCGGCCCAGGCCCTCGCGGACTATTCCCAAATGCCGGCGACGGACGCGCTTGCCCTTGGCAACGGCGGGCGTGACGACCTTGGCACCATGGTCGCGGTTGCAGCGGACATGCGCGATGCCGGTCTTCTTGCCGCCGAGGGCGCGGGGAACCGGCTGGTGGGATTCCTCCCAGTCCTGCCCCGTCGCGATTTCCAGATTGCACAGATTGCAGATGGGAAATGGAAGGTTGCCGCGGCACCGCTCATAAAGAGCCTCGCGGTACTTGGCGCGGTCACGGCGCATTTTCGCCTCGCTTGGAGATAGCCGCACCAAGGGCAAGGAGTGCCGATTCATTCACCAAAACCAATCCTTTCGGCGTATCGTGGCGACCGTCTTGCAGCTTGTGTGCCGATGCTACTACTTCGATCGCAGCTTCGCGCATGGTCGGTACTTCCCCGGAGGCTTCATCCGGCAATTCATCGAAGATGCGCTGGACGGCAGCGGTTGCCGGAGCTTTCGCCCCGGCGCCGCCATCGCCGGATTTACCCGGCTCGATCATGTGAATCCCCCTGTGGATAAGATTGACGTACTCGCATAAGGAAGATAGCAAGCCGCTATTGCATATGCAAGGGCAATCGATTACATTTCCGTCCATGGACGCACAAAGCCAAATGACGCCTTCGCTGATCGAACAGCGGAGAATGCGGCTCGGGCTAAAGACGGCCGCGCTTTGCGCGGATGCGCTCGTCGACCCCGCGACCTACTGGCGAATGCTCGGCGGGGCGAATACCAAGGACATCACCCTGCGGCGTCTTGACGCATCTCTCAAGAGATTCGAGGAAAGACAATGAAACGAGCCGGCATAGCGGTGATCTTCGAGCTTCGCGATATGGTGGGCTCGCCTTCGTGCTGCGCTGGTTTGCCGGACGGCCGGTATGTCCGAGCGGTCCCCGAGCCGTTCTACGACGGATGGCTGGCGCGGCTCCGGTCGGCCTGGGAGGTCATATGCGGCCGGGCCTATCCGGTTGCTTGGCCGCAGGCCGGCGAATTGGAAAACGCGCTCTGTCGACCGGAGCCTACTCAATTTGGCCGCCGGCCGATAAGGAGCGCAACGGAACCCCTGGCCGCCGATTTTCAATGCCGGGAATATACCGGCACCGACATAGGCCATTATCTCGCCCCAACCCGCGACGGCCGCACCCTCGACGAAGCCTTGAAGGACTTGGCCGCCGATCACTGGCCCGGCCCGGCCGGGAGAGCCTGAACGTGCTGAAAACATGGGACCATTGGATGCTCTTTTTCGCGGCCTGCCAGGTCATGTTTTGGGTAGGCTGGTGGCGCGGGCGGCTTTACGAGCGCGCCTGGGGCACGCAAAAATGACCGCCCATTCTCCCTTACCGCATCTTGCGGCCAACGCTGTCTTGAACGTCTATTGCTTTCTGACTTGCCGAATCAGCTCGCGCGAGATGGCGGAAATGGCTTTTCTGCATCGGCAACAGCTAGAATCGGTCGACTGGCGCCGAACGAACGCCGCCATGGATAGCCTCTACGATCCCCTGCGGACGCTCCTGATCGCCGCCGGGCGGTTCCATGGGGCTGAACTCGCGGGCGATTTTACGGAAGCCTACATCATTAGGCAGGCGCTGCACGCCCTTTCCGACTGGATCGAGGCAATAGCCAAGCGGCAAGGCCGGCCGATCGTCATCTGCAACGGCGAGCTTTTGCAGGTTGTCCAAGGGGATGCGGCGTGAGCTGGCGGCGCGGCGAAATGTGCGGATCGTGCGCCGGCCGCAAGGGCACGGAGGCGAACGCCTGCGCCGAGACGATGGCGGACCTCGCAGGCTGCATCGAGAGCGGCGAACCGTTCTACTGCCACGAGAGCGTAGCTGTGCGCGACCCTGACGGGGCCGCAGCCGACCGCCACGGGAACGTCTATCGGGTGTTGCCGGAATGTCGCTGGCGGCTCTGCCGGGCATGGATGAACGCCCGAGCTGCGATCGAGGGCAGTGCATGAAGGATCTCGTCGACCTGATGCGCTCCGGTCCCGGCCGCAGCCGGGATGAAGATCAGGCCCAGCGGTCCGATCTGGTCGACATCGCGCTCAACGTCTTCGCCGCGACCGACAAGGCGCTGTTTTTGAGCGATACGGACAAAAATCGGGCAAAGTGGATTCCAAGATCGCTGGTGGAGGATTACGGCAACGGACTCTACGCCATGCCGGAATGGGTTGCTAAGCAACGCGGGTGGATGGCTGCTAAAGATGCCGTAAGCGGCCCGCTGCCGCGGGAGCGGCTAAGGGAACTGGTGGAAGCTCCGCACGGGCACGCCGCCAAGGAAATCCAAAAGTATGATCCCCAATGGGGACGCCGGGATGGCGAGAAATTCGAGTGGGAAGTTCGCTGTACCGCGGTAATGACCGGGCGTGCAATCGTGCTCGCGTCGTCGCAAGATGAGGCCGACAAAGCGGCGGATGAACTTTCCGAAGCGGAAATAGATTGGGAGATTGGCGGCGAGGGATTTGAAGTCGAATCGGTCGAAGTTGTGGGCCGCAAATGACCGCTCTGGCCCTTTACGACCAAGCCAAAAGAATGCTGGCCGAGGCCGCAAACATTGACGAAGTGCTCGGCGTCCGCGATATGGCCCAACGGCTGCGGCTGTACGCCCAGCAGGCGCAAGATACCGAAATGGCAAAGAGTGTTGCCGGGCTACAGATGCGGGCCGAACGGCGCCTTGGAGAAATGCTGATCGCCGAGAAGGCCGCCGGGCATCTGACACCAGGGCGGCGAAAGAAAAGTACCGGCGATGGTACTAATGGCAAGGTCAGCCTTGAAGAAATAGGCGTCAGCCGGAACCTGTCGTCGCGATGCCAAAAGGCCGCTTCGATCTCGGAGCGAGCGTATGCGCTCATGATCGAGCAACGCTTGGCCGCGATAGGCGCCAAAGGCGCCACGATCATCAATCCCGTGACCACGGAGGAAAAGCGCCAGCGGCGCGCGGAGCGCGAGGCTGAGCTTGCCAAGCGACAAAAGGCACTCCCAGCAGCCAAGTACGGCGTTATTCTCGCGGACCCAGCTTGGTCATTCTCGCCCTACTCAAGACTCACGGGCATGGACCGGGCGGCCGATAACCACTACCCGACGCAAACGGTCGACGCCATTGCGGCGCTCGACGTGCCATCGATCGCGGCCGATGACTGTGCGCTGTTCCTGTGGGCGACCGTTCCGATGCTGCCGGCTGCTCTCGTGGTCATGGAAAGGTGGGGATTCGTCTACAAAAGCCTGATCGGGTGGGACAAGGTGAAGATCGGAACCGGCTATTGGTTCCGCAACCGCCTTGAACTGCTCTTGGTGGGCACCAAAGGCGCCATCGTGGCCCCGGCCATGGGCGACCAGGCCGAGGGATTGCTGTCGATCGCGGCCACGGATCACTCGGCAAAGCCCGAGGCGTTTCACGAGATCATCGAGCACTATTTCCCAAACCTGCCGAAGATCGAGCTTAACCGGCGCGGCGCGCCGCGGCCAGGATGGGCCGCCTGGGGGAACGAAACGGTGGACAACGCGCCGTCTTTCGTTGACGAATCTGCCCTGCCCGCCGCATAGATTTACCCACGCTCCGAACTGGTTGCCGTAGGGGCGGTTCTCCAGCGTATGCGCTTCTGTACGGCCAGCCCCCTGTCCCGAGGGAGCGCGACGCGAAATGACACGCCGGCCGTAAGGATTGCCCTCCTGCGGCCGGCGTGTTATTCTGCGGGATCGCATCGAACCATGGAGGCAGGCGGGATCAACCCATTGATGGGCTGCAACACGAGAAGCGATTAACCAGGAATCGCAGGGCTGTCAGCTAAGGCTGACGGCCTTGTGCTTTTTGGGCGGTTGCGAAGTAATATTCATTGAAGCTCGGCCGCGGACCATGCGGATAATCGGGGCACTTTTCATCCTGGCACCAGCCGCCCCAGGCGATCGTCAGGGCTTGGAGCGCGGTCGGCCGGTCGAACAATCTGGCGATGTCGCGGAAAGTCATTTGAGTGGTTCTTACGATGCTCACGCGATAATCTCCTTCGTCACTCTGGCGAGCCGCTGTTTTTCTTCTTCCATGATCTTGAAGATCAATTCCCGCGCCGTCACTGAATCGAACTCCGCAAGCAGATCCAGACAGACAATGACCGCCACGGGCGGGCGGCCTTCCGTTACCCAATTGCGCACGGTGCGATCGGTCACGCCGAAGAACGCCGCCGCCGCCGTCTGCGAAAGGCTGTAGCGTTTGAGCTGGTCGCGGAACTCGGCGCCGGTCATGGCAAACGACGCCGGATGCGAGGGTCCGTACTGGCGATCTTTCCAGGGACAATATCGGTGCAGTCGATTGTGCTCTCCTGATACGGCCCTAGCAGCAGCGGCGGATTGACGGCTTCGTCGAGCACGTCGATGAGGAATTTTTCGCCGCCGCGAATGAAGACCTCGCTAAGTCGCTGTTCCAGCGATTCGCGCAGCTTGCGCGTGACCACGCGCCGCCAGCGATCGATCTCTTTCCATTCCTTCCGCGTCATCGTGCGCGGGAGTTTTGCCGGATTGAAAAGGAGCCTCATATCCGAACCAAGATCGCATGCACGTTGCCCTCTTGAGCAACGATCAACAAACGATGATTATAGGCGAGGCAATCGGTTTCCATCTGCTCGACTGCTTCGTCCAAGCGTTCAAGATCGGCATTAGTTGCCGATTCGTCGATGCGAAGGCGGCCGTCCAAATAGACTTTGATCCGGGTCATGTTCGGCCCTCAGCCTTGGCAATGGCGGCGCGAGCGCGCCGCATGGCGTGGTTAGTGGCCGGGCCGCCGTCTTTGTTGTGCAGATTGTTGATGCGGACGTATTCGTCGCAGTCGTCCGCGAGGTCTTTCAGCGCGGCCAACAATTCGGGCGCGGCCTTGATGAGATTCCAGTAAGCGGACCAGTGTGGGGTCATGTGCTACCTTCCTTCCCGTTGCCGAAGGCGACGGCCACCTTCACATCGTAATTTGGAAGAATCATCGCGGGATACGATTTCTTAGAAGATTGCCGCTTCGCCCTTGGCTCAGCGGTAATCCTCGCTCCTGCGAGGAACTTGCGATCCTCAACTTGTTTCGCAAGATCGAACGCCTGACGGTAAAGCTTAAACAACCGCCAGCACGGGCGCAATTGCTTCCAAGGGTAGTGATGATGGGCGAACGATGAACCGTCCTTCGGCAGACGGATGACGTGATAACCGCCGGTCAACGCCCGCTCGGGGAAGCGTTCTTCATAGAGCGGCTTGTACGCGCTCCCTTGAATCAAATGGTCGGCATAAATGCCGGAGGCCGTCTTGATCTCCAGCAACGCCAGCTCGTTGCCGACGACGGCGGTAAAGTCGAGCGTGCCGCCGTACTTGTGCTTTTCGGACACAAGCGACAATTCGCTATCGACGACGCGCACCTTGAAGCTCTGCTCCCATGCGCGATAGGCGCGGAAGCCCGCCATGGCTCGGCCGAAGTCGACCGGATCAGGCAAAGCCTGCTGGGCGAAGAACTGGATTTCCTCATCACCCTTTCCCCGGAATGCGAGGCCGACCATATCGTGAACGCACGTTCCGATGTCGGCTTCTTGATCGAGCTTGGCGTAAAGGCTCGGCAAGCCGAGGCGCCCTTGCCTGAAAGCCCATTGGACTATTGCGCCGGAATTTTTGAAGCGGCCGGCGATCGTGGTAACGCCGGGAACTTCCGTTCCATCGGCCAGCCTATATCCTGTTTTCGGACGTGGCACTTTCAGACTCCTTCTGTTTGAGTTGATGCAGAGCAATAACCGCGCTTCCTGTCAGATAGAAATGCAAGCGCGGCTCATGCTCCCATATTGAAGTTGCGAATCCTCGCACGCGATACCAGCCGAGAGCGTTTAGCTCGCGCTCGACTTGGCGCTCGCCGGAGAGAGTTTGAGCGAGAGTCATTCGAGTGTGCCGTACTGTTCCCACTCTTGGCAGGCTTCCGCCCACTCAAGAGGATATTCGTCGCGTTCGCGCGCCAAGTCGAGTGGCAATGGAATGTAGTAGCCGCACACTAGGAAATGCCGCTTGAAACGGTATTTCAACTCGACACTCTGTTGTGCTGTTTCCTTCATGATTCCCCCTTTCCGATCTTCTCGATTAGACTCTGCGCCGCATGAACGGCCCAGGCGCTCAACTGCCGCTGCCAAGCGCCCTCTGTGGGCGCCCATTTGAATCCGGCGGTCTTGAGCATTTGGCGAATTTCAGAGGCCGGCTTCGCCGGGAAGAACAGTTGAACGCGGTTTATCTCGGCGTTCTCGACCAGGCGGACGTTGCCGATCTCCGTCTCTTTCGTCTCGGTCGGCTTGCGGCCGAGGGCTTGAATGCGCGCCTTGATCCGGCGAATGTTGGCGCCGTTGTTGGTCAACTCATACGCCGGGAATCCGATGCGCCCGCAAAAGTCCGGCTCGAACAGCTTGCGGGCGATCCCCTCGGGGAAGCCAAGTTGGGCGAAAGCCGTGAGTGATTCCTCCGGCGTTGCTTTGTACTTGCGAACAAGCTTGTTCGCTGCCGCCATCTTGGCTTGCCGTTCCTCCAGCTTGACAAGCTGCTCGCGCAGCTTGACCACGGCCGCAGGATCATCCGAGGAAATCCCGCCGCTGCCGACCGACTCCGCGCGCCGCTCGGCCTCTTGGGCTTCCTTCGTCAATTCGGCGCCCTTGCGCAGATTGTTGCGCGCCCGCTCGCGGTAGCGCCGATCACGGCCCTCGCTGTGGTGTCCGACAAGGATCGGTTGCCCGAAGGGAATCGCGGAGAACATCAGTTCCCCTTGCTTCCACTTCGCTTCGCCTTCCCGCCGAAGGCGGCCGGCTTTCGCTTCCAGCCGCTCGCGGCGCCGTTCCTGCTTTTCCTCGTACCAGTTCATCAGAATCCCCCCTGCACGATCTCGTAAGTATCCGCCCATGATTCCTTGCGCTTCATGAGCCGCTTCAAGAGTCCTCTCCGTTCCAGCGCGTAGATCGTCTGAGTCGCATTGGCGAAGTCGAAAGTTTCCCCGCCTTTGCCGATCCAGAATCCCCCGCCAAACGGAATCGCTAATCCGCCGCTCTCGCTTATCGCAGCGAGAGCGGATGACATTTGCGGAGAAAGTTTCATTCGGACACCCATCCCATGAAATCCTCGCGCCCGCCGACTCCGTGACAATCCGGGCACATGCAGGGGTTACGTTGAGCCGCACACTTGGACGGCTTGACATAGACGAACTCGGCTTCGTCCAAGTGATCGATAGTGGGAAGCGGAGCCTTGTCGCTTCCGCACCACGGGCATGCACTCATGCATCCTCCGTCGCCGGGAAATTAAACCACTCATTGACGCGCTTTAGGCCGCGAATGAACTCGCCGCCGTCGCACTCCCATATGTGCGGCGAGCAATCAAACTTCGCCTGAAAGGCGTCGACGAACTTGCCGCAGTCGCAGTCTTCCTCCAAATAGAGCACATCACCCTTGCGGTAGCTGTAGCGGCTGATTGCCGAGAGCGGCAAACCAACCTCAGCCATATCGGCGAGGCTCACTTCGAGCCAGCCGTGGCCCGGATCGTAGTAGAAGCGAAAGCTCTTTGTCATCTGCCTTCCTTTCCTTCCGCCGCGCAGCGGCGGCCGTCTAAGCGTACCAAGAATAACGATCCGGCTTTCCGTCCCATGGTGAGGCGGAAGCGTAGCTTGCGATCCGCACACAGTTGCCGGCGCTCGCCCGCTTTATCATCGGCTCGCCGATGAACTTGTCGCGCGCGGCCGTGCAGGAAGCCGTCATGAATCCTTCCTCCGGTCCCGAGTTGGCGGCGATCTTGCGAATCTCGACCGTCGAGGGACCGGGAACGCGGGTCACTTGGTAGTAGTCGATGTTTGTCTGATCGTAGCCCCACGAGGACACCAGGATATCGCCGACCTTGAGCGTGTGCGGCGCCGAGCGCGTCGTCCTGCGCTCTGCCATCATGACGGCGCGCCGCTTGCGCCCGTCGAGATAACCGGCGATGTATCCCGCGCGGCGCTCGACCGTGCGGAACGACAGATGAAAGTCCGGCTTTGCCGCCTTGCCGTGGAATCCGATCGCGTAGGGCTGCGTTCCGTGCTCGTAGGTCCAGATCGCAGCATCGGTGCCGGCACAATCGAACGGCGTCAGCGTCTCGCTCTTTGGCAGGTAGAAATCGCGCGGGAATGTGTGCTTCATCGTGTCCCCCTCTCTTGTCGGACGCTATTGATTGTGCCCCAGGCAACAACACCAGGGGCGACGGCGATCGGCACCATGTTTGCCGCGATGTCCCACTTCGCGCGGGAAGCCTCGACGTGCTCCCAGGTCCAGCCGGCGGGCAGCGTGATGTCGGTCGGGCGTTCGGTCATCTGTTCTCCTTTCCTTGCCTACGCAATGACAATAGGAAACGATTTCCGGCTTGTCAACAGGCTTGCACATGCAATATCGTCCGATCACGAAGTTGTGATCAAAGCCCCGGCGAATCCCGGCGCACCTTCCCGCTCCATGGAAAACCGCGCCGGCTCCATCGACCTCGCCCTCTCGCCTGACAAAACGGTCACGGTGCGAGTACTAAATCCCGAGGGTAAAGCCGTTTGCGAGGCGGTGCTTGCCCTTGATGTCGCCGAAGCTCTGGCGAATGATATCCTCGACCTCGTGGCCGAGGCGGAACTTTCTTCCGCCAAAGGCGGCCATCCCTGCGATCTGCGGCCGAACTGAATGTCCAATTCCGACTATCGAATCGTCGTGCGCATTTCCAATGACGATGACGCATGGCTTTCCTCAGAATCCGAACGAATCGGCTGCGATAAAGCAACGCTCGTGCGGATGATGATTAGAAAGGGAAGGCTGGCCGGCGCTTTCGCGCCGGGGAACCCAGCCGAGCTACCGCCATTGATGCCCGTTTATGGTACGGCCGAGCCATCCGCGCCGCAACCCGCTGATCCCTATCGAGGTTCCGCAGCCGAGCAGGCCGCTCCCCCGCCGCAGGCGGCCGACTTTCCTCCCTCTCCTACGGTTGCCGAACCATTGGGCCCCCACGCGGAAGTTGAATATCCTCCCGAAATAAGCCCCGCGGAGCGTGAATCCGAAGCCATGCGCGATCGCCGCCTAGCCGAGCTAATCGCAAAAGGCGCGCCGCCCATGGCTCCCATGGGCCAGAATCTCGGCACCCCGGCGCCGCCCGGCGCCGCAATCCCGCTCACGGCGCCGTTCAAAGAAGGTCCGTATGAGCGCGGGCGAAGGTGGAGCGGGAGGGGGTAATGGTACGAGATTACAGCTTTATCGTCTTTGTGGAAAAGGCTTCGGTTCTCCAAAATTGGTGGCACGGGCCAATCATGAAATACGATCCATACCCCAAGGGCGACCGCGAGCCGGCATATACGATGATCGGGTGCATGTTGCCGTGGGAGCGGCCCAAAAAGGCCCGCAATGATAACCAGCGGCCAAAATGAGCCGCGAGCGCCAGTCGATAGGCTACATCGCCATTGATCGGCGAATCCTCGATGATCCGCTATTCCTCGGCCGCCCGCAGCGGCTCTACGCTTTCCAATGGCTGGTAGCCAAGGCGGCATGGAAGCCTGGCGGCCAGCGCGTCGGCCTCGCCGTGGTCGAGGTGCAGCGCGGCCAGCTTGCCACGACCGTCCGCGGGCTCGCTGAGGCGTGGGAATGGCCGCCGAGTACCGTCCAATACTTCCTTTCGCTCCTGAGACGGCACGAAAAAATTTTGTCCGAAGCTATTCGTACGGAGATTCATACGCAGATTCATACGCAAGTGTCGCGTAATGCGACGCGCATAACGATCTGCAACTACAATGATTTCCAGGGCCAGCTACGCGGCGCGGCGGGCGGCTCCGCGCGATCTTCGGTGCGCGCTTTCGTACAAGACGCCCCGCAACTGCCTGGAATCATGCGGGAAAACACGGCCGAAAGCAGCATAACCACAGAATCAAAGGATAAGAAAGAGGCATTCAGGATCAGCAAGCTGTCGAGGCCGCGGCAAGGCGCGCGAAGCGAGGACGGGCAGTTCGTGTGGATCAATTGCGACGATCCTCAATGGGCGATCTTCGCCGATGACTTCCAAAACGTCACGGGAACGCGTATATGTCCCGAGGTGCGTGAAGGAAAGCGTGGCAAATGGTTCTGCTACTACGGCGAGGCGGCTCGGCCACGAAAGGCACGCGCCGCCCGGTAAGTGGGCTCGCAATCGAGCCCGCTGAACCCTGCGGCATCCGTCGGCAGCTTTCTGCCAAGCGAGCGCGTGCGCTCGCCCACCTTGGCATTCGAGAGTGCTTTTACGACCGCGGCGAGCCGAGCGCGGAAGAACGCGCCTTCCAAGCCCGCAAGGCCGGGGAACCGGCTGAGTCTTGACTCTCGGGCCGCCTTAATCCATCTTTGCTAAATCCTGAATCGATGCAGGGGGCAACCTGGGCGAAATTGTGGCGGGAATGACTCAAGCGAATCTCTGTCATGAGCCGTAAGCAGCATAGACCCGAGGAACTGAGCGAGCGCGCCAAGTCATTCATTCGCGAATTCGCGGTGTGCTGCGACATCAAGCTGGCGCAAAGCCGCGCCTCACCTCCCTACACTCAGAACGCCGGTAACGGCCGGAAAATCCTCAACGATCCGCGGGCGCAAAAGATGCTCCGCGCCGCCGTCAAGCGGGCCGACGAAATGGCCGGCGTGCATCTCGCCTGGACACTCGCCAACCTCAAGAAGATCGCCGAGGCGAACGTGATCGACGTTATCAAGATCGATCCGACAGACGGCAGCTTCCGCGTGGATCTATCCAAACTCACGCCCGAGCAAGCCTATGCCATCGCCGAGGTCGGCTTTGACAGCGACGGCCGCCCGAAGCTCAAATTCCACGACAAGACGGTTGCCAACAAGGCACTGCTCGACTACCTCAAGCCTGAGAAGCCGCAGGCCGCCCGCGTTACGAGAATCGACAGCCCGGCCGGATCGGTCGAAATCATCGAAGGATTGGGGGAACGTCTCAATGCCGCCCGAGCCCGCCGCGCCCAACGCCAAATCGGCAGCGAGCCGACCCGCGTCATCGAGCATCAGCCGAACGCCTCCGCGGCGTGAGCCGCCATTGACGTTGCCGGAATTTTGCCGGCGAATGGGATGGCGTTACCCACTTCCTGAGCCCTTCTGGCGACTGGAGGACTAATGCGCCAGCCTGACATATGGGACGACTTCGACGAACCCCGCGCGCATCGGATCGTGATGGCGATCCTGCTCGGCTCGATCGCTGCGCTTTGCGGCATCGTCCTTTACGCCTTTGCGGTCGGAATGTTTGCCAGTTGATTCCATGTCCCTGCAAGCCGACGAATCCCGCCCGTCTTCGCCGGCCGCCGTCGATCCTGAAATCCAACTGATCGATGAGATCGAAGCCTACGCGCACGACCCGCTCGGCTTCGCGGACTTCGCATTTCCCTGGGGCGAGGGCGAACTCGCCAAGCAAGAGCTGCAAGCCTGGCAGCGCAAGATTCTCGCCGATATCCGCGACGGGCTCGTCACGGTAGGCGAAGCCATCCGCATTGCGCGGGCATCCGGCCACGGCATCGGCAAGTCGACCCTTATCGCCATCATCATCCTCTGGGCGATCTCGACCCGCGTCGACACGCTCGGCGTGGTCACGGCGAACACCGCCGATCAGCTCCGGCTCAAGACCTGGGCCAGCCTTGCGCGCTGGAAACGGCTGTGCATCTGCGGCCATTGGTTTGCGCTCACGGCAAAGTCGATCTATTCGGTCGATCCGGCGCACGCGGCGACCTGGCGCATCGATGCGATCACTTGGAATGAGACGCGGACGGAAGCCTTCGCCGGCCTGCATAACCAGGGCAAGCGCATCGTCCTGCTGTTCGACGAAGCATCCGGCATTCCCGACGTGATCTGGGACGTGTCGACCGGGGCGCTAACCGATACCGGGACCGAAATCATCTGGTGTGCTTTCGGCAACCCGACCCGGAATACCGGCCGGTTCCGTGAGCTATTCGCGGGCGGCAAGTTCTCGCATCGCTGGGACACGGCGCAAATCGACAGTCGCGACGTGCCGATCACCAACAAGGAGGAAATCGCCGGCTGGATCACCGACTACGGCGAAGACTCCGACTTCGTGCGCGTGCGCGTGAAAGGCGAGTTCCCGCGCGTCGACTCGATGCAGTTCATCTCGGGCGAGGTGGTCAATGCCGCGGCCGATCCTGCCCGCGACATGCCGGTCAGTCTCTACGATCCGCTGGTGATGGGCGTCGACGTGGCCCGCTTCGGCGACGACAAGACCGTGATCCGCCTTCGCCGAGGCCGCGACGCCCGCACCATCCCGCCGCTCAAGCTGCGCAACATGGACGGCATGCAGGTCGCCGCCCGCGTCGCCGAGCTATGGCGGAAATACCAGCCTGACGCGATTTTTGTGGATGGCGGCGGTCCCGGCGCTTCTGTTGTGGACAACCTGCGCCTTTTGCGTATCCCCTTCCGAGAGGTCAACTTCGGGTCCGAGCCCGATCGCGACCCGCACGGACATGCCGCTGGCGAATGGTTTGCCAATAAACGCGCCGAAATGTGGGGTGCGACGCGCGAATGGCTCAAAGGCGGCATGATCGACAACGATCCCGAGCTGATCGCCGACTTGACCGCCGTAGAATACGGCTACACGATGAAGCAGGGCCGCGAGGCGATTCTGCTCGAAAAGAAGGAACACATGAAAAAGCGCGGCCTAGCGAGTCCAGACGACGGTGACAGCTTAGCATTAACCTTCGCCTACGCGCTCGGCCAGTCCGATCACTCGGCCGCGTTCGAGAAGCGCCCGCAAATGGAAGTGGAATATGATCCGTTCGCGAGGCCGGCGCGATAGTCCGGCGATAGGAGGACCACATGGAACCATGGAAGAGTGCCCAGACCGCCCCGTCAGACGCTCCGCCGTCGCCATCGATCAATTCGACGCTGGCCGAATACGACAACCTGCTCGACCGGCTAGAAAAGGAAATCGGTGGGCTGCGAGGTCACGCCGACCGTCTGCACGGAGGAGAGCCGCACGCCGTCCCGACCGGCAAGCCTGGGAGTGCTCAGAATCCCGCCCCACTGATCCATCGCATGTCGGAAAACGCGGCGCGCTTTGACAATCTGCTCTCGCAGCTTAGCGTCGTATCGGCTCGCATCGATCGCGGCCTCTGATTCCCAATGTCTTCGGCTAGAACGATCGGGACTCCTTGGTCGGGCAGCACGGGGCTCGGCTTTCAGAAAGGCATCCTGCGCTCCGGTCGTTCTCCATGGCATTTCTCGCGTTCAAGGATGCCCGCCCGTGCTTAATTCCCCCGCCGCCCAGCTTCCTCCCGATCAGCGCAAGGCCATGATTGCCTTCATCGCGCGGGCGGCTTTCAATCCGGCGGGCATCGCCGACGCCCAGCAATGCCTTGTCCGCGCCGAGCGCGAGCTTGCATCGATGACCGCTGCGGATCTGGTCATCCTCGAACTGCGCATGGGCTCTCCGCGCGGCAACGACTTCACCGCCGATTACGATCCGTTTGCGAGGTAAGCCATGGGCGCGGAATGGCCTAGAGCATTGGGCGGACCCGGAACCGATACGCCGGCCGACGCCATGAAGCGCGTTCACCGAAGCGCCATTCTGGGCGGCGTCTTGGTCAACTCCGCGATTTACCTTGTCGGCTGTTTCATGGCCGGCATGGTTCTGCATAACGGCGTCGCTTGGCGCTTGGCACTCGCCAGCATGGGCTTGAGCTATTGCAGCTACGTCGTGCAACTGATTGAGCCGGTGCCCATGCGCGCGGTGCTATTCGTGACCGGCGCGTCATTCGTCATCGGCATTGCCGCCGGCCTTGCGCTTCTGTTCTAACCGGAGACATTCACCATGGGCGCGATCTTCTCTCCCGGCGGCGCGTCGCCGCCGCCACCTCCAGCCCCGCCGCCATTGCCGCCCGCAGCGATCCCCCCGACCATGGCGGAAACCGCCGTAGCCCTTGCCGGAGCCCAACAACGCGGCCGTGCCGCACAGGCCAGCGGCAAGGGAGGCTATGGCGGAACACTGGAAAGCAGCGGCGGCGATTCCGCGCCCTTCACCGGCAAGGCATCGTTGCTCGGGCAAACGTCGTCGTCATGAATCACCTCGCCGCGGTCGAAAGCCTGCTCTCGGACGCGGCCAACAAGATCACGGCCGCTCAATTCGAGTGGTCGCAGGGAAGTTCGGAACAGGCCGAGAGATTCATCAAGGCCGCGTCGCTCTGCCTGATCCACGCGCGAATCCACATGGGCTCGACGAAGATTGCCGCCGAATGAGCAAGCCCGACGAAATCGCACTTCGCTTCGACGCGGCCATCGCCAAGGCCATGACGGCGCAATTCGAGTGGGGCCAGAAGCGATCAAAACGAGCCGCCCAACTCGCTGACCAGGCCGCCCAGCAATTCAAGAAGCTGGCCGCACGCATGCGGGATTACCCGTGAACGCCCCCGTCATCGTCAATTACGAGATGATGAACGCCTCGCTGCTCTCGCGGGCGCCGGCAATCATCCCCTGGAAGGAATGGCGGTCCGACCAAGATTGGGAGGACATGCGGCTTTACTGCGAGCAACGGTTGCTCGGGCTTCGCAACTGGCGAACATCATGGTGGGTGCATTGGGCGGAAATCGCCACCAACATGCTGCCGCGGCGCTATCACTGGCTCATTACACCAAACCAGATGACGCGTGGGTCGCCGATCAATCAAGAGGTCGTCGATTCAACGCCGACCCAGGCGATCAACGTCTGCGCCGCCGGCATGCTCAATGGGCTGACCTCGCCGTCGCGGCCATGGTTCAAGCTCGGGCCGCCGAAATGGTGGATCGACCGCGGCTTCAAGATGGACGCGCAATCCTCCGCTTGGTTCGAGGAAGTCGAGGCGCGAATCTATGCCGTGCTCGCCGGCTCGAACTGGTACGACGCCCTTTTCCAGATGTACGAGGACGAGGCGGTCTTCGGCACCGGCCCGATGATAATCTACGAGGACCGCGAGGATATCATTCGCTGCTACAACCCATGCGCGGGCGAATACTACCTGATGTCGGACGCAGCCAACCGCGTCTGCGGCATCGTGCGCGAGTACGTGCAAACCGTGCTCCAGATCGTCAATATGTTCGGATCGAGGGCCGTTGCCGGAACTAACGTCGGAACGCTGTGGAACACCAAGGGCGCCAATCTCGATACGGAATTCATCGTCGGGCACCTGATCGAGCCGAATTTCCCGGCCGGGCAGGAAGGACAGAATCCCAAGCTCGGCGTCGTCCCCGGCGGCTTTGCCTATCGCGAGGTCTATTGGCTGCGCGGCATCGCCACGCCGCAGCCGCTATCCATCCGGGGCTTCAACGAAAAGCCCTTCATCGCGCCGCGTTGGACGCAGCGGTCGAACGATCCCTACGGCCGCTCGCCCGGCATGAACGCGCTGCCCGACGTGCGGCAGCTTCACCAGATGACGCGCCGTTTCGGCGAGGCAATCGACAAGATGGTCCGCCCGCCCATGCTCGCCGACGTGAGCATGAAGAACGAGCCATCGTCGATCCTGCCCGGCCGCGTGACCTACGTCGCCAATCTCGGCCCGCAGACCGGCATGCGGCCGGCCTACACGGTCAATCCCCAGGTCGCCGAAATGGCGAAGGTGATCGAGGTCATCGAGCAGCGCGTCGAAAAATGGTTCTACAACGACGTGTTCCTGATGATCTCGCAGATGGAAGGTGTGCAGCCGCGAAACGAGCTTGAGCTGACCGAACGCCGCGGCGAGAAACTATTGCAACTCGGCCCGGTCATCGAAAAGAATCTCAACGAAGCGATGACGCCCGCGATCAATCGCATTGCCTCGATCATGGCGAGGCGTGGCCTGCTGCCGCCGAAACCGGCGGCGCTGCGCAACGTCCCGATCGAAATCCGCTATGTCTCGATCCTCGCGCTCACTCAGGCCGCCGCCGCGACCGCCGGCATGGAACGCACCGTCGCCATGGCCGGCAAGATGGAAGGGGTATGGCCCGGCACCATCGACAATATCGATCCCGACGCCTATATCCGCGACTACGGCGAAAAGCTCGCCTATCCGTCGAAGGACTGGCGCACGCCCGAAATCCGCGACCAGATGCGCCAGGCAAGAGCGAAGGCACAACAGCAAGCCGCCCAGGCGCAGCACTTGACCGAAGCGGCAAAACCTGCTGCGGATATGGCAACCGCGGCGCAGACGCTTTCGCAGACCGATACGGGCGGCGGATTGAACGCGCTGCAATTGATGCTCCAAGGCGGCGGGGCTGGTGCGCCAGGAGCGGGAGGGCCAGGATGACGGCGGGAGACAGGATGAACCTGAGCAAAAGCGACGGGCCGGTTCATATCGTGCCGGGCTCGACCGATGCGGAACGCGCGCAGGACTATCGCGACCGTTTGCGCGCGGCGCTCGTGCCCGTCCTCGCGATCATTCAAGAAGCGCAGAGCAACGGCCTCAAGGTCGGGTTTAATATCGGCCCTGACGGCTTCGGCCGGCAGCAAATCCAGACCGTCGAGGTGGTGAAGCCGCTATGATTCTTCTCACACTGTCTCAATACGCGCACGCGCGCAGGATCGTCATGGAATCGAAACTCGCCGCGGGCCGCGAGCGCGGAATCGAATGGTCCGACGACGCGCTCGATATGATGGCGAGTGGGGCGCTCTTTCGTTTGTCGCACGAATGCGCGACCTACGACGAATTGCTAGGCAAGCTCGCATGACCGACGAATCTGTCCCGCCAATCCCCGGCACGCCCGAGGCTAACGATCTCATCGTCCGCGGCAGCGACGGTGATCCAGTGCGCGATCCGCGCATGGTCGCAATGACCGAGCGCGAGAGCTACGAGCGCGTCATCGAAGGCTTGAAGATGGCGGCGGACGCCGCAGAGCACTTGGCCCGCAACGAGCCGGAGAACCATGGGATCTGGCGCAGGCTCGCCTCAAACCTCGACCAATGCCGGCGCATTTCCGTTCAAATCGCCGGCCTCGGCCTGACCATCAAGGAACGGCAGACGGAAGAACCGCGCGGATCGTCCTCGATGCCATGGCGTCCGGCGCGTGATCGATTCCGGGAAGGATGCCGCCAAGCGGCGGGAGGAATGCGGCAACTCGCAATCTGCTTCCGCAACGATTTTGCATGGTCGAAAATGGCAAAGATGCTCGAAAGCATGCAGGCGAAGATGACCGCCGCGGCGAAGAAGAAGACGGCATCGCTGATCCTGCCGGAGTGGCGGCAGTAGCATGTTCCCGCGTGCCGGCAAACTTCTCAGCTCGACGGCGTTCTCGTCGCATCGCGCTCAGCCTATCCCTGAGTTCGTCGCCGACAACAAGATCGTGGCCGTGCGCGCCGACGTTGACCGCGCCATGCGCCGGCAGCTTGTGGAACTGGCGGAACTGGAATCCCCCTCGATCGCGCACGATATCCGCGTGATCCTCCAGCGCGGTCCGTCAAAGGGCGGCGCCAAGGAAGCGCAACAGCACTACGGCGACCGGCTTCACGAAACCTTGCTCGTGACCGTCCCGCTAGTCGAATGGCTGGAGAAAATGATCCCCGGCATCAAGCGATGGTTCGAGGTCACGGGGTTTGGCAACGATATCGCCATGGTCAAGGTGTTCGTGGATTGGGCACGGGAGAGGCAGACGTGAACATCGTCGCACTGATTGACCAATTACGTGATGGCCTGTGCGTCGAGAATGACCGTTGTCGTATAAGAAATGCCGCAAGCGGTTGCGATTGCGCAATCATCGCGGATTTGATCGAAAGCCAGCAGGCGAAGATAGATCGCTTGCAAGCGGCTCTGACGCGCATTGCCGCATTTGATGACCCACTGGCATCGAATCATCTGGAAGCTCACGGCAGCTATGGTGCCTTTGATGAATCCGGTTCGGTTCGCGTGGCGCGCGAGGCACTTGCCGAATGACCGACTACGCCTACGACGCCGGTTCCGAGCGCGACGAAGAAGAACGCCGCCGCGAAGCCGGCCGGATCGAGGCGGCCGATCGGCGTGTGCTCGAAGAATGGATGGGCGGCCAAGAAGGCCGCTATTACATGCTCCGCTTCCTCGACAAGTGCCACATTTACCAGGGCTCGTTCACCGCGGGCGAGCCCGACACCACCGCCTATAAGTTGGGGGAAGAACACATTGGCAAGCAGTTGATGCTTGACTTGATCCGATTCGTGCCCGAACTGTACGCAAAGATGATGGCCGAAGAAAATCTTCGGCAGGAAAACCGCCGCGCCAAGGCTGAGAAAAGAGCCAAGGAAGCGGACGAACAGGGAACACTAGGCGTCTAGCATGCGCAACGCGCTCCTTGGATCAGCCTCTTGGTTGCCGCAGATTCTTTATGCGGCCGAGGCCGGTACGGGTTCGAGCGCGGCACCTGACTCCGCGGCAGCGGCCACGGCCATCCCGGCTCCAGCCGAGGCGGGATCGACGAACCCGGCGCCATCTCCGACTCCTGACGCCGCCTCCCAAACTGCCGCCCCGGCGGCTGCTGCCGCTCCTTCTTCACCCGAGCCTGCGAAAGCCGATGGCGCCAAAGCGCCAGAACCGGCCGCGGCTCCCAAGGAATCCACGCCCTCGCTGCTCGCAGGGGCGGATGCGGCCAAGCGAGAGGGGGCGCCCGAACCGGCGCCCGCTCCCGCGAAAGCTGCGGATAAGCCGGAACCGGCCGTCAAGGCTGAGGCTCCCCCTGGCGACAAGCCAGCCGAGCCGAAAGCAGACGGGACCGCCCCGGTCGTTGAAGCCCCGGCCGAAAAGCCACCGGCTCCCGTGTACGATGCGTTCAAAGCCCCAGACGGCTTTGCCTTGGATGACAAGAAAGTCGGCGAGTTTTCCTCAATGCTCGGCGAGTTCGAGGTCGGCGCCAAAGCCGATCACGTACAGACCCAGGCGTTCGGGCAAAAGCTCGTGGACTTCTACACCTCCGAGGTGCAGCGCATCGGCGAGCACGTCGCCCAGCACCAGATCGATGTCTGGAACCGCCTCAACGAGCAACGGATCAACGAGTTCAAGGCCGATCCGCAGCTTGGCGGCAACAGGCAGGATACCACGCTGGGCAACGCGAAATACGTCATCGAGGCGTTCGCGGGCGATCTGACGAAGCCGCCCGGCGATCCTTCCCGATTGTCAGCCGCGCAAGAGATTCTGCGCGTGGCCGATGCGGGCGGGGTTTCCAATTTCGTAGGCTTCATCCGATTGCTCAACAACATCTACGAGCGTTTTCGCGAGCCGGAAATCGCCTCGGCCAATCCAGCACCCTTTAGGCCGGATGCCTCGCGCGAGCGCGGGCAACGCGGCTGGTACGACAAGGTTGACGGAGAGTCCGGGCGCGCAGCTTAACCTCGCACCCAGGGGCTTAAACCTATGGCTTCCTTGACCCTCGCCGATATCGGTCGGCGCATGGATCCTTCGGGCAAGATCGCCGACATGGCGGAATTGCTCTCCCAGTGCAACGAAATCATCGATCATATCCCGTGGGTCGAGGGCAACCTGACGACGGGGCATGTGGTTACTTTGCGCACCGCCTTGCCGAAGGGCACCGCCCGCCGGTTCAACCAGGGCGTTGCCTACACCAAGTCGTCTGCGGCGCAGCTCACGTTCGGCATGATGATGCTCGACGCCTATTCGCAGATCGACAAGAAGCTGGCCGATTTGGGCGGTAACACCGCCGCAAATCGGGAAAAGGAAGACGTTGCCCACATGGAGGGCATGTCGCAACAGATGTCCGGCTTCTACATCTACGGCAACTCGTGGACGACGCCGGAACAGATGTCGGGCTTTGCCACCTATTTCGCGGCCATCGCGGCGGCGCAGAACGGCGTCAACGTCTTCGACTGCGGCGGCACCGGATCGTCGAACACTTCCGCTTGGCTCATCGGCTGGGGCGATCAGACCGCCTACGGCATCTTCCCCAAGGGAACGAAAGCCGGCCTGACGTTCGAGAACAAGGGCGACACGGTTCCGGCCTACGATAGCTCCAGCCGGCGCTATGAGGCATACACGTCGTATTTCTCGTGGAACGCCGGGTTGTGCATCGAGGACTGGCGCTATGTCGTTCGCATGTGCAACATCGACACGACCACGGCGGGCCTCGCGGGTGCAACGCCGCCCGACCTGTTCGCGATCATGTCGAAGGCCGTCGTTCGCCTGCCGACCGCCGGCCGCATGGTATCGGGCATCACCAAGACCGACGCTCCCGATCGCGTCGCGCCTCCGGTGCGGCTCAACTGGTACGGCGACCGTACCTGGCGCGAATACCTCGACATTCAGGCCATCCGCGACAAGAACGTGCTGCTCCGGCCGGAGGACTACGCCGGGCGCCCGATCGTGAACTTCCGCAACATACCCATCGGGGTCACAGACCAAATTCTGGACACTGAGAGTCGAATTACCTGAGCTATCAATAGCTTAGGTCAACCTTGAAACAGGAGCACCCCAATGGGTATGCTTGATGCAAACCTCCAGTTCTCGAACGCCCAGGCTTTGACCGCCGCGGCGGACTCGACGAACTTCTACGACCAGCTCAACGGTTCGATGGGCACGACGACCTTCACGCCGTCGCCCAGCAATATCTTCTCCGTGAACCAGACGTTCTTCGGGGAAGACCTTGGCATCGGCAAGGGTCCGGGCACGCCGCGCGTGCAGGTCAATACGGGCACGGCGTTCCTGACCGTGACCACGATCCAAGTGCAGTTCCGCGGCGCGCCGGAAAACGCGACCGCGCACGCCTCGGGCAATCGTTCGGATCTGGCCTTCGTCATCTACATGCAGACCGACACGATCGCGCTCGCGCTTCTGACCGCGAACACGCGCATCGCCTCATTCGACTGGCCGATGCGAAAGACCGGGGCGGGCTTGCCGCGGTTCATCGACCTGCACTACGCCATCACCGGGTCGAGCGCGACCGCCGGCACGCTTACTGCCGACGTTACTCTGGGAGACGAAGACGCCCAATCGACGCTCAACCAGTACGGCTCGAACTACAAGGTTGCGTCGTAACTCTGCCGGGTACGCGAATCCCCGGCATGATCCTGTGGGCGGCCTGTTGCGCCGCGACCTCGTGAGGCCGCCCACAGCCCTCTTTGATCCTTTTGAGGTATCCCAATGAATAACCATCAGCTTCCCGAATCCTACGTGACCGAGGACGGCCAGCACGTCCATGGCCCGACCTATCTCTTGCTCGCCGATTGTCACATGGTCATGCGCTCGGCGGAAACCGGCTTGACCGGGCCGACCTTGGTCGAGGAAGGCCAGGTCATCACCACGGAGATGACGCCGAACCACCAGATGCAGCCGTTGAACAAGGCGGCCGGCGAACGGTTCGAGATGTGGATCAATTCGCTTCCCGTGGTTGGGAAGGGCTTGAGCCAGGAAGAAATCTCGGAAGCCGCCTTTGCCATGCGTCCGCGCGAGGGCGAACCGGAAATCCCGCACGATCAGTGGTGGGGCGCCGTCATGAAGTATGCCGTCGCCATCAAGGAAAAGCGCGCGGGAGCGCGCCCGGTCGGCCCCGCGGTCGGCTATCGTCCGGCGCCGTCGTCGCTGCCGATCATGCCGAACGCCGCGGTCAGCGGCATGGCGTTGCCGCCCGATCCGTCACGTCCACCGCCGCAGGGCGTCGCCGATCATATCCCGTCGCAACGGGCGCAGGCCGAGCGCCAGCGGCGCCAAGCCGTGCGCCCGCCCATGCCGGGCACGAATCCGGCCCAAGGGCCGCAGGCGGGGTGACGACGATGCGGCGCCCGATTTGGCTGACTTACAAGCCCAATGCTGGCGACTGGATAACGGCTGTCATCGTCGTTTGGTTCTTGTGGTGGGTAGGGCTGTTTCCTGCTCACGCCCAGGGCGTGTCGCCAAACCAGATGTTCGGCTGCAATCAGTCGGCGCAGTACAATGCCTCGACCAACGGCGCGACGAAGCTCGTAACCGGCACGGCGACCAAGCAGATCTACGTCTGCGGCTGGAACATCATGCCCGGCGGGACGGTCAGTGTCAGTTTCGTCTACGGCACGGGCGGAACTTGCGGGACGGGACAGGCGGCGGTCACGCCGCCCTTTGCACTCACGGCGCAGATCGCCGAGGTCGACCATCTCCCGGTCTATACCGGGATTCCCCCGGTTCCAGTCTCGAATGACCTGTGCATCCTGACGAATGCCGGCGTTGCCGTCCAGGCGATCGTCTACTACACGCAATTCTAGCCCATGCGCGTGACCGTCTTCATCCTGCTCTTGGCCCTCGCCCTGGCAGCGGGAGCGGACGCGCAAGTGTGGATCATGTCGCCGGCTAATCAATCGGGACATGGGGTATCCACACCTTCGACCTGTAACGGTGTTCTCGATCTCTCCCTCGGCTGCGTCACAGGATTAGGACAATGAAACGCACGGCGATGTTCCTGCTGCGCACCCTGCTATGGTGTTTCGGAACGATATTCCGCGGCACTCTGCTTGTCGTGATGGTCGGCGGAATATGGGCGTTTGCCAACTATACGTTGACCCAAGGAAGCGGAACGACGTTCGGGTCTATCGTCGTCGCCTCCGTGCATTACATGCAACTACTTCTATGCGATCCGACGATGCCGTCGCAATGCGCGGCGGTGGATAGTAGCGGACACCAAACAGTCAACCTTGCATCGGGAACGCTTAATCCCAACGGGCAGGCCGTCGCCGCATCTGCGGCGCCCGTCGCCGTCTCGAAAAACTCGGGCACGGGTTCGACCGTTGCTGGCGCGGGTGTGGGCACGGCCGGAACGGCATCGGCCGAGGTGGTAACGGTCCAAGGTATTGCCTCTGGAACGGTGATTCCGATAAGCGCGGCATCGTTGCCGCTGCCAACGGGTGCTATGGGCTCAAGCGGGGGAACGGTCGGTCTAGCGGCCGGCACTGCCGCGATCGGAACCGTCACCGGCAATGTCAATGTCACCCCGACCAATTGTTCCAGTACGATCACATCAGGCGGCACGGCGCAGAATGCCATCGCGGCAACGGCGACGATCCATGGATTCACCATCGCCAACATTGACACGTCGGCGGGCTCCGGTGAGCCGTTATGGATTTCTTTCACCACCACGGCCGCTGCTTCAACCGCCGCGTCCTACCCTCTGGCCGCTCCGACAGCGACGACATTTGCCGGCCTATCGAGTTTCACGACGCCCCTCGGCTTCGGCATGAATACGGCCCTGTCGGTCATTGCCGCGACGACCGGGCACAAGTTCTCCTGCACATATTGGTGATGCCATGCGCCGAGTTCTTGCATTCTTTTGTGCGGCTTGGCTGGCATGTTCGCAGGCTATAGCCGGGTTTGGCAGCGGCGGCGCTGTCACGATCAATAACACGGCGGCAGGCGCCACGCGCGTCCTATGCTCGATCCGCGCCGCCAACTTTAATGTCACCACGGATCAAGCCTGCACCATTCCGGCCGGTGTGACCGCATGGGTGCCGACTTCGATCATCGTCACCAATTGCTCGGCTTCGCTGACGCTCGCAGCGGGCGGTGTCTATCCGGCGGTCAGCAAGGGCGGCACGGCACTCGTTGCAGCGGCGCAGATTTATACCGCGCTGACCGGGGCGACGATCGTGCTCGGGCTGACCTTGGCGGCGAACATCGCAACTACACGCTATACGGTCAACACGGTGTATCTCTCGCTGACGACCGGGCAGGGCACGGCCGCGACGTGTGATCTCTATCTGATCGGGAATGACCTCACATGAAACGGTGGGTTGTTGTTCTCGCGGCGCTTGCCGGCATTTGCGTTGGCCTGCCGCTCGCCTCATGGGCGCAGTTCAACGGCTGCGCGGCGGGGTTTTGCAGCATCACGGCGCCGAGTGGTGGGGGCAGTTGTGCTTCCGCGGGCACAGCAGCATTTTACACTAACACTGCCACGACTACGATCAACCTCACGGTCGATTTTCCAAACTGCTCGGTCTTTACTGCCGAAACCATCGCCGGGGGTGGTGGCGGCGCGAATGCGACCGGAACCGTAATCGGTGCTGGAGGCGGCGGGGGCGGATATTCCAAAGCCACCGGACTTTCTTTGTCCGGCACTATCGGGATCAACATCGGAACCGGCGGCGCGAACGGGAGCCCCGGTGTTGCGGGCGGCAATACTTGGCTGTGCAACGCCACAACCAACTGCGCGACAATCGGAGGCACGGCAGTTGTCGTCGGATCGAACGGCGGCGCTGGGGGCGTGGGATCAACATCGACGGCGGCGGGCGGGTCTACCACGGGCGCGGTTGGCTCTACCAAGAATGCTGGTGGTGCCGGCGGCGCGCAGACGCAAGTAGCAAATGGAGCGGGCGGCGGCGGCGGTGCGGCCGGTCCGAACGGAGCTGGCGGGCATGGCGGGGCTTCCGGTGCGGGTGTTCAAAACGGCGGCGGCGGCGGTGGGGGCAATGGCGGCGGTGGTAACGGAGCGGATTCTGTTGCGAATGGTGGCGGTAACGGCGGCACGGCTCAAGATAGTACGGCAGGCGGGTTGGGTGGTGTGTCAAACGTTTCAGTTTGCACTGCTGGATCACATGGATCGGGCGGCGGTGGTGCTGCTAACTCTGGTGTCAGCAATATGGGGCCAGCGTGCGCTGGTGGTGCCGGGGTTGATTTTGATGCCTCCCACGGTTCCGGCGGTGGCGGTGGCGGCGGCGCCGGTCCGACCTCTGTCACTGACGCCCCAGGTGGGAACGGCGGCAACTATGGAGCAGGCGGCGGTGGCGGTGGGTTCACCGGGGCTACCAATGCGGGCGGGTCAGGAGCAAATGGCATAATCGTCGTCACACCCACTGGATAGTTAGATGACAAAACTTCGACTACTCGGCATTCTGTTTCTTGGCGCCTTGGTCGGGCAAGTCATGGCCGCAGGCTGGTCGCCGCAACTGGCGCAGGCCGCCGTCAACTTTATAAACGGCTTCGCGGGCAACTTCACGCTCGGCAGCGGTCTTTCAGTCAACATTCCATTTTTCAATCCCGACCAGGGCGCATACGTCAACCAGAACGTCCTGTTGCAAACGACCGGCACGACGAACGCGCTGCGCAACGGTTCAATGACGAGTTGGGCACATTACAAATGGCTCACGAAAGACGTGCCTAACTCCAACCCTTATGTCAACGGCATCGCGAGCTTCACCGCAACGATTGACAACGGTAGCGGATCGGCCGGCACAACGCTGACTGCGAGCAGCGTGACGGGGACGATCCAACAAGACCAGCGGGTGACGGACACCGTTAATTGTCCGTCTCAAACTAACTGCGTGACCAATGGAACGACCGCTGTTGGCAACAATGTGCTTCATTTCGCGTCCACAACAGGCATCGCAGCCGGGATGTATGCTACGGACCTGACCAACCCTCGCGCCATCGCCGGAAATTACACCGTAGCGTCTACTACGAGCAACACGGTCACGCTGACCGGCAATACTAGCGCGTGCCCATCCCTGAACGGCGGTGTGGGGTTTAACACCAACGCCAGTCAATGCACGCTTGTCGGGCCGGGCGTGGGAAGCGGTGATGTCATCGTATTCAGCACCGTCGCACGAGGGACTAAGATCGTCCGGCAACTTACCGGCTCGGCCGGAGGCGCCGGTACTTATCAAGTCGATACTTCGCAATTGGTTGCCAGCGAGACGATGCGATCGGCGGGCGGCTGGTCGGCAGAGGGCATCTACGCCATTCCGGTTGGGACCGCAGGCACTAGCAGCGTCAGTTGTACCGGGGTCGGAACTAACGGCCCAGGGGGCAACTTTGCCCCGCTGGCAATTCAATGTACGGCCGGCGGCACTCTGACCGATTTGATTATTCGCTTCCCGATAGACTATGTTGATGCCTCACGGATCAACTGTGCGCTCTATGCGGGTTCGACCTCAGTTTGCGTCTCGTCTAACATGCTGATCCAGGCCATTACGTTTCAAATGAATATAAATTTCTCAACTAATTTTACTTCGGCACCGAGCTTTAGCAGCAAAAATGCCTGTCCCTTGACGGTCGGAGTTTGCCTTAACGCCTGGACGAACGCGACAACGGATATAGCGCCGGTCACCCTGACTGCCTGCACGAACGTCGCGTCGCCGAGCCAATGCAACTATGCCTATACGTGGGTTCCGACCGGCATTCATGGTGACATGGAAGTCGAGTTTCACACCGGAGCCATGACGAACGGTCAATATTTCACCATCGACGGATTTGAATTGAAGCAGACGCCGGGAGCGACCTGCGCCGGTGCTGCGCCTCCGTGCATTCAACTGTACCCAGGGCCGCTGGAAATCCCGGACGCCGTGTCCGACATGCTGCGCAATGCGCGGTTTGCTCAATTGATCGGAACGGGATTGGAAACCGCCATCAACCCCGGCAACAACGGCGCAATCGAAACCACGATGGGTTTTTCCGACACCACGACTGACTTTCTGTCGACGTGGCCGCTGCCTGTAACCTTGCGCTGCAATGTGTGGGATACCGCTGCAAAAACTGCGCCGCTTTGTCCGCCGCCCAATGTCTATTTTGAAAACGTCGCGGATTATACGTTCACGACCGCTGCGGCTACGTTTGCAGCTACAGCACTTAGCGTCAACAAGTACGGGCTTAACAGCATTCAAATTGCCGCCACCAGTTCTGGAATGACCGCCGGGCAAGTTGGGTATGTGTCTTTGATTTCTCCGGGGATGATCTTGCTCGACAGCTCCATAATCGGGGACTGAGAATGCGCCGCTGGCTGGTCGCACTCGCGTTGCTGCTCTGGTGTGCACCCGCCTGGGCGCAGTCCGCCGTAACCTGCCCGACCTACGACACGACCTCATTTTCATTCAGCGGCAACGTGGTGCTTTCCAATTGTACGCTAAACAACGGATTCTACGGCACCATTTACGTGTCAGCGACCGGAACGGTCAGTTGTGCCGCCACCAACACAGCCTCGTTGATTTTGATTGCCAGCGCCAATGGGCCGCCTGCTGCCCTCGGGGCTCAGTTCAACGGCTCGATTTCCGGCGGCGTCCTGACCGTGCCAAGCATGATAACACCACCGGCATTCAAGATCGGGACAGGGCAGATACTTTACGATGCCCAATCAGGAGCGGGCATCCCGACCGGGTTCAACGGCTCCACGCTGTCGGTCACAGGGCAAACGGACGGTCCTACTGGCGGGACCGGCCATTACACGGTGTCCGATAATACGGTTTCGGTTGGGAGCGAAGTGATGTGGGCGCTTACTGAGGTGCCCTACCAGGGGGCTTTCCCAGGTGGCGGCCCTATATCCGCACGCATACTACAGGATTTGAAGTGTCAAAACGGATCAACGGAAACGGTAACGATTGCTGGGATCATGCCAATAGCATCGCAGCCTCCGAACGAGATTATATGGGTCGGCCTCACGCTTACGGCAGAACGAGTGACCGGGGATCCCCAACTGGCTAGTTGGAGCAACGGGCAAATCTCTATAGTCGCCCCGCCAAAACTTCCCCCATCATACGGGATCGTGCAATGAGGCGACTGCTTCTTGCACTCTCTGTCGCCATCGCCGTTTTATGCCCGACAGCGGCGCGCGCCGGCAATCCGCAGGCAATAACCTGCGATGGTTTCGATACCACGGTGAACGGCACGCCCGGCACAATTCTCGGCGTGCTGCTGTCTTGCACTTTCACGACCGGCCCCTATGGAGTGGTTTACGCCCTTGCAACCGGGCAGGTTCTTTGTGGCAGCAGCCCCACAACCCAGATGTCGGCGCAGCTTTATATCGGCGCTGGGGCTTCCTCTATTACTGGTGCGAATTTTATGGGGTCAATTGCCAGCAACGTCCTGACCGCAGGAAGTTTCGTGCCGCCAGCGCCACCCTGGTCGATTGCAACAGGGCAAATTTTGAACGGCGCGGGGTTTGCTCCCGTGACGATCACTGGGCAGTTGACGGGTTCCCCAGGATTGGCGGGAACGTACAGTGTCAACGGCTCTCCGGGCACCATTGGCAGCGAGCCAATGTTTTCCCTCAATCCGATTCCCGGAGGCGCGACGATACTCACCCCCGTCATGCACGCAACGGCTTGCGGCACTGGTTTCACTTTGACCTCGATCGCGGGAACCTTTACCGGAACGCCTAACACGCAATACTGGCTTGCGGTGGGGATTGCTGGCAGCACGGCATGGACCAATAATGCCATCACCATATTCACTTTCTGAGGCCACATGACGCCCGCCGAACTCGAAGCCGAGAACGCCAAGCTGCGGGAGGTCGTAGCCCAGCTTGCCGAGGATGGCGTTGCGTTGCGGCGCATTCCGTAGGATGCGCCGAAAACAAGGGGAAACCTCAACCCGTCCGTTGACGGGAATCAGGCGAAGGTCTAGTGACTTGGAATTAACCTCGAACCGGAGGCGCCGCAAGGCGGCGGATCAGACGATGAAGTCCACCTTCCGCATCGGATTGGCGCTTCTGGGGGCGGCTATCGCCGCAGTTTTTGCCTTCGGCCCCGCGCAGCGGGCCATCGGCCAGGGAATGCAACAGATCACGAACCTCGCGGGGACCGAACAGATCCCGCTCAACTTCCCCTGCACGGTTTCCTGTTACGCGACCAGCTCAACGCTTTCCGGCTATACCCAATCGCTCCCTGGGGGAAACTACGACAACAGCCTGATCGGCGGGGATGCCACCACAAACCTGTTCCAGCGGGCGACGACCGGCTCATCCGTCACCACGACCCTGACCTACGGCGGCCCCGACCGCTGGGCCTATTGGTCGGGAACCGCAACGGCGATGACGGTCAGCCGGGACACGACCGCGGCGGATCTGCCTCCCTCCAAGACGTTCCAGGCCGCTTTCAAGATGGCCCGGACCTCCGGGCAGACCGGCGTCCTCCCGGTCTGCATGATTCAGGTGGTCGAGGGGACGGAATCCTTCGCCTATTCCGGCCTGACCGCCGAAGTCGATTTCCACGCCACGGCGGGCGCAAATTTCTCGGCCGCCAATTCCGTGATGACGGTGAATTTCATTACCGGGAGCGTCGTGGATGAGGGCGCGGCGAAGGCTGCGTTCGGACTCAATGGCGGCGGCGGCGGCGGCTCGGGTTGGACGACGCAGGCAAACGTCACCCTCAACGTCACGATCTCCGCGACCAACACGCACTATACGGCGGCGGCGCCGATACCAGCCGGCACGGCCGAAATCGCCGTGGCGTTGTGTTTCACGCCGGTCGGAACTGCCGGCACCAATGATTACATCGCGTTATCGGGCATCCAGCTTACCCGCAATAGTACCCTGACCACGGTGGCCGGAAGCGCCGGAGTGGTCTTGCCCGCCAATGACGCCCGCGCCAAGGCTTTTGCCCGGCGTGGCATCGAGGATGAAACCTCGCGGCAGCAACGCTATTACTACCAGCTTACCGAAAGCGCGGCGATCGCCCCGGTAGCTCCGTGCGCGGCAGTCGATACGACACACACGAACTGCCTCGTTCAATTCCCCGTCACCATGCGGGCCGCGCCGACGCTTTCCTTTGCCAACGGCTTTGCAACGCCGACCTCGACCACGCAAGCGACGCTTGGCAACTGCACCACGCTCGCGGCAGCGACGACCGTCACCAGCACGGTTGCGAGCACAGGGACCGCGCTTGTGAACTGTACCGCCGGCACAGTGCCGGCGGCCGGCGTTGCATCCTTCCTCTACTCGAACAACGGAACCGGAAAGATTCAGGCCAGCGCGGAACTCTAAACGGAGGGCGCGATGCCCGCCATCTCGCAAGCCCAGCGGCGGCTCATGTTCTGGGCCAAGGCCAATCCGAAGGCCGCGGCCAAACGCGGAATCAAGCCGTCCGTCGCCAAGGAGTTCACGCAAGCGGACAAAGGCGGCAAGCTTCCCGAGCGAGTCTCGCGCGGCGAGAAATGGTACGCACCCAAGGACTAAAAAACAGGAGCAACCTAGATGAAAATCTCCCTCAAAACCCCGATGCAACTCCACGGCCATGTCTACGCCTCGGGCGATATCGTCGACCTGCCGCCCGGCGTCGACGGCCCGTACAGCAACGGCGTGCCGATGTTCGATGTGGTCGATGAAGAAGCGTGGAAGGAGCGGCAGGAATTGACCGCCCGCCATCGCCAGGAGATGGCCGATGCCAAGGCGTCGGACGCGCATGCGGAACTAGCCGCGAAACATTCCGAGGAATCGGCGGAACTCGCTCGCAAACACGCCGCGAAGGAAGTCGAAGCCCGCCACAAGCGCGAAGGCGAAATCCTCAAGGCCAAGCAGGAAGCGGAAGCGAAGTTGCTCAAAGACCGCAAGCCTACCGTTCCCGAGCCGCGTGAGGCAACCGCGGCTGAGTTGGAGCAGCGGCACAAGGCCGAAGCCGAAGCCCTTGCGGCCAAACACAAGGCCGAAAAGGACGCGCTCGCCGCGGCCGAGAAGGAACGCGCGGACGCCAAGGTGGCCGAGAAGAAAGTCGCCTAGCCCGGCATGGCCTCGCTCACACTTGCCGATATCGCCCGGCGAACCATGCCGGGCGATGGGGAGAAGAAAGTGGCGAAGAAGTGGAAATCGAGAATGGTCAAACCACGACCGATTCGTCCTCGCTCGGAGAGGTGGTACGGAAGCCACCCCCTCGCCAAGTAGGCCCAAGTCGCCGCGAACCGAGACGAAAATGATGTTCAGCATGGCAAGTTGGACAAAGTACGCGCAGATTGTCGGGCGCATTGTTCCTGCCATGAACACCATCAAGATGATGCACAACAAGAAGCTTTGGGATTCGCTTGTATCCACAATCCTCACACCTAAAGCCGCGCTCGCGTTTCGTGTGTTCTCGTATGTGATCCCATCCGCCGACGCCGGCATTGCGGATCGACCACATCCTTCCTATCGCGCTGGGTGGCCGGAATGTGGTGGCGAATCTCCAGCTTTTGTGCCCATCCTGCAATCTCTCGAAGAACGCTAAACATCCTCTGGATTGGGCGCGTGAACACGGTCTCCTTCTCTAGAACATGGAGTTTATAAAAATGTTGCGCGATCACTACGGCCCCAAGCCGAAGGCCGGCGATGCCAAGACGGGCGGTCCCGAAACCGTCCACGGGCGCCATGCGCGCGAGCGCGGGGAAGCCCACGAAAGGCACGCCTCCGAGCGGACCGACATGCACAAGCGGCATGAGAAAGACTTCGCCGATATGGCCGCTCGCCACGAAGATGAGATGGCCGCGGGCGCGCCCGCGGGAGCTGTGGCCCCGGCACCGCCCGCCGCTGGAGCCGCGCCCGCTGGGCCGGCGGCGCCCGCAATCCCGGCCCAGGCGGCGGCTTAGGGGAGGATCAAATGCTACACTTCGGCCGTATGGTGGATTTGGCGAAGACCCCCGAGGAAATCAAAGAAGACATGCCGGCGCCGACCTCAATGCCGGCCGCTGAAATCAAGACGCCGGTCTATCCCTACGGGCTGTGCATTTCGCTCGACGATGACACGCTCGAAAAGCTCGGGCTCGACGGCGATCTTCCCTCGGCGGGCGATGAAATCCATTTCTGTTGCGAGGCGCGCGTGACCTGCACCTCGCAGCGCGAGGAAGTGCAGGCGGACGGCACCAAGGAGGTTTGCACGCGGGTCGAGCTGCAAATCTGCCGCATGTCGCCGGCAACCCAAGACCCGGCGGAAGAGGCCGAGGAAGCCGCGGAAGCCCGGCGCGGGCGGTTCTACAAAGAAGCCGCGGAGTAGGACCATGAAGGTCCGGCTGCACGAGGCAATCCATTATCAAGGCCGCGTTCACGAGCGCGGTGAGATAATCGAGGTGCCGGACGATTGGAAGATTCCGCTTCGTGCCCAACGGAAATCGCACGACCGCATCGACTACAGCACGGACCCGCCGATAGACGCCAATCACACGGTCGGCGAGTTCGAGGACGTTCCGCTCGCCGAGGCCGTCGACGACGAAGGCAAGCCGCTTAAAGCCGCCGCCGCAGAGCAGGAGAAACCCGCATGACGATCTACCCAACGCTCGCGGACAAGACGATCGTCGAACGCAAGGGCGAGGACGCAACCGACCGGCAGACGCACGTCGTCATTCATCCGCCGAAGCCGGCCGAACAGAAATCGGCCGAATCAGAAACGAATCAGGAATCGCCGACTTCCTGACTTCCCTCTAGGATTTCCAATGACCTCGCCCGTCGACGTTTGCAACATGGCGCTCGACAACATTTCGGCGCGGTTCTCGATCACCTCGCTTAGCCCGCCGCTGCCGCCGCCGAACGCCGACCTCTGCGCCCGGCACTATCAACCGAAAATGGACGCGCTGTTCCGGGCCGCGCATTGGAACTGTGCGCGCCGGCAAGTCGGTTTGACCGTGCTCAAGGCCGCGCAGGGAACGCCGGAGAATCCGAATGGGACGACCTTGCCGATTCCGCCGGTCTACTGGCAGTACGAATATCAATTGCCGCCGGATTGTTTGAAAGCACGGTTCATTCTTCCAAATCCGCCGATGGCCGCTGGCGCGGGGTTTCCGGTGCTTGCCGGCGGCTTCGGCTTCACGCCGCCATGGTTGCCGGCCACGGGCGAGAAATTTGTCGTCATGGTCGACAACGACCAGAACGGAAACCCGATCAAGGTGCTCGTAACCAATATGGAATTTGCGCAGTTGGTCTACACGGCCCGGATCGATAATCCCGACTTGTGGGACCCACATTTCCTGCTGGCCGCCGCCGCCACGCTCGGAGCATGGCTCGCCAATCCGATCAAGGCCGACAAGGCGCTCTTGAATCAGCAAATCCAAGTCGCGTCCTCGATCGTCACGCAGGCGCGCATATCGGACGGCAACGAAGGCGTAACCGATATAGATCATCTTCCCGACTGGATGCGCGTGCGCGGCGATACCGGATGGGGAAGAATCCTAGAGCCGCAGGCGTGGTATTCCTGGGATCCATTGGGACTTCCGGGCGGCGGATTCATTTAAGACGGTCATCGCATGACCGTCCCCTTTGCCAAATCCTCATTCTCATCGGGAGAAATTTCGCCGTCTTTATACGGACGGTTCGACCTGTCTAAGTGGCACTCCGGGGCTAGCACAGCCAGAAATTGCTACGTCTCCTACAAAGGCGGCCTTGCCTCGCGCGGCGGAACGGCCTTCGTCGGGGCATCGAAGCAGCCGGGGAGCGCGGCGCCGCCGCGGCTCATCAGGTTCAAGTTCAATATTTTCCAGTCGTACATTCTTGAGTTCGGGGAAAAATATGTTCGATTCATCGCCACTGGCGGCTACGTGCTGGAGGTGCCGTTTGCGATCTCGGCGGCGACGCAAGCAAATCCGGCTGTTCTGACGGCAGTCGGCCACAACTTCGTTGTGGGCGATTACGTCTTTCTGGCCGCCATCGGCGGCATGGTGCAGCTCAACGGCCGCACCTTCATCGTGTCGAGTGTCGCGGGAAACACGTTCACGCTCAACGATGTCTTCGGCAACCCAATCAATTCGCTCGGCTATGGGGCTTACACCTCGGGCGGGACGGCGGGGCGCGTCTATACGCTCGCGACGCCCTATGCGGCGGTCGATCTTCCCTATCTAAAATTCACTCAGTCCGCCGATGTCATGTCGCTTTGCTGCGTCAATCAGCAAACGCACGTCGACTATCCGCCGCAGGATTTGACTAGGCTAACCGCGAACCATTGGACGCTCACGCCGACGACGTTTGCGTCATCGATCGGGGCGCCGACCGGCGTCACGGCAACTCCATCGGTCACGACGGGGACGAATCCGTGCGCCTATTCCTACGTGGTGACGGCGATCGACGACGCGACCGGCGATGAAAGCATCGCCTCGAACATCGGCACGGGCATCAATTCCGTCGATATCTCGATCACGTTCGGAACGATCACGGTCAATTGGACGCCGCCCGCGCTCAATCCGGGGCAGACGATCGGGCAGTTCAATATCTATAAGGCGACACCATCATTCACGAATGGCGCCCAGACCGGACAATTATTCGGCTTCGTCGGAACGACGCTCGGCAACGCGACGGTCTGGCAGGACACAAACATAATCCCTGATTTTGCGGTCACGCCGCCGCTGCATAATAATCCGTTCCCTGGAACCGGGAATTATCCAGGGGTGGTTTCCTACTTCCAGCAACGGCGGACGTATGCGGACACGTTGAACGAGCCCGATACGCTCTTTCTTTCGCAGCCCGGATCGTTCACCAATTTCGATTCGGCCGACCCGCCGATCGATTCCGATGCCATCACGACGACGCCCTGGTCGCTGCAAGTCAACGGAATCCAGTGGCTCACGCCCATGCCGGGCGGTTTAGTAGCGCTCACGGGCGAGGATGCGTGGCAATTGTCAGGAACGGCGGGCGCGGGCTCGCCGATAACTCCCGCGCAGCAAAGCGCGGCCCAGCAAGAGTCGAATGGCTCAAGCCCGTTCCTCCAGCCGATCAAGATCAATTACGATATCCTCTACGGTCAGGCGCTCGGCTCGATCGTGCGCGACCTGCAATATAATCTGTTCTACAACATCTACGCGGGAACCGACGTTACGATTCTTTCGTCGCACCTGTTTTCCGGTCGGACATTGCTGCAATGGGCCTGGGCGCGCGAGCCCAACAAGGTCATTTGGGCGGTGCGCGACGACGGGCAGATGCTTTCATTGACCTTCCTGAAAGAGCAAGAGCTAAGCGGATGGACGCGGCATGATACGAATGGGCTTTTTGTTTCGGTCGCAACCGCGTCCGAGCCTCCGGTCGATGCGATCTATGTCGTGGTGCAGCGGTTCATCCGTGGGCCGAACAAGTGGATGTATTACGTAGAGCGGATGGACAACCGCATCTGGGCGAACGTCGAGCAATGCTGGTGCGTCGATTGCGGCTTGAACCTGCCGCAGCCGGCGCCGAATGCGACGCTCAACGCCTCGACGGCAACCCTGCTCGGCGGGATCACAAACCCGATCGTGATCCAGGGGGGATCGAACTACACAGCGCCGGCTGGCGCCGTGATCGACCTCGGCGGCACGGGCTCGGGCGCCATGGTCGGCCCTATCCCGGTTGCTGGAGGCGTGATTACCGGGGCGCCGGCCATCCTCACGGAAGGCAAGGGCTATACCTCGCCGCAGCTCGTGATTACCGACTCGACCGGCGCGGGCGGTCAGATTGCGCTCAATCTCGACAACCCGGTCACATTCACGGCCTCGGCGGGCGTGTTCGATGGCGTGAATACCGGCGTCGTCGGGCAGGTCGTGCGCATGGGCGGCGGCATCGCCGCGGTCACGGCCTTCGTGTCGCCGACCCAGGTCCAAGGGCAACTGAGCGTCCCGATCGCAACCGTCATCAAGGACGACCCGACGAATACGCCGGTCCCGGCTACGGCCGGTAATTGGAGCATCACGACGCCGGTCTCGACCGTGTTTGGCCTCGATCACCTTGAGGGAATGCAGATTTCGATATTGGCGGACGGATCGGTCGCCCCGAACGCGACCGTGGTCAATGGGTCGATCGCGTTGCCGGCGCCGGCAAGCCAGGTCACGATCGGCCTTCCCTTCATCGCCCAGGCGCAATCGCTGCACGCGGAAATCCCTGGCGCCATGATCCAAGGCAAGCGCAAGCGGATTCCCGGCGTGACCGTCAGGCTTGCCAATAGCCGCGGCGTCGCGGTCGGGCAGGATCAGCCGATCGCGGCCGTGCAACCGAACCAGGGCGAAATTCCATGGGGTCAATCGCCCTACGGGCGATTGACAGAAATCGCCGAGAGGTCGAACCTGATAACAGCGGGCAATGCCGAACCGCTGTTTACCGGCGATCGGTACTACGTGATCGAATCGGACTTCCAGACGCCGGACAAGCAGGCTTCGCCGGGAATGATCGCGGTACAGCAATCATACTGCCTTCCGCTCGAACTGCTCGCGCTCGTGCCCGATGTAGATATTGGCGACATGCCGGATGACCACTGATGCCCTATTTGGTGCTCGATACTGAGACGACCGGACTCCCCGACTGGCAGCGGCCAGCGGACGCCGAAGGCCAGCCGCGGCTTGCGAGCTGGTGCATGATCTTCTGTACTGACGACCTCGATGTGGAATTTACTTTCTCCGCGCTGGTGAAACCGGACGGGTGGGAAATGCCGGAACAGGCGCAGCGAATCAACGGCCTCTCGACGGAACGATTGAACGCCGAGGGCCATAGCATCCTCTGGCCTCTCTCGCTCTTGGCGCTGGCCGTCCAACAAGGGCGAATCCTCGCGGCACACAATATCGAGTTCGACGCCAAGATCATGCGTGGGGAATTGCGGCGAGCAATAGGGGCGCATGTGGAAGATTTTGGTTTCTGGGCAACTGCGCGATCGGTGCGCGGCGGTATCTGCACGATGCGGTCGCTGGTCAACGAATGCAAACTTCCTCACCCGAGCAAACCGGATCGGTACAAGTTTCCGCGCTTGACCGAGGCATGCCAGATCATCTTGAAAGAAGAACTGGCGGACGCGCATAATTGCGTCACGGACGCAAAGGCTTGCCTGAAACTACTTCGCGCCATGCGCGAGCGCGATCTCTTGCCGAGGGCGGCGTAATGCTCGACCTCGTTGTGAACAACGCCCGTCCCGCGATCCCCGGCGTTCTTCGCCGGGGCAACGGTTATGTCATCATGGAAGCGGAAGCGACGCACGTTTATCAGCTCGCAAACAATCTGCGCATTCGGGATGCGGCGGAATTAACGAGCCTCGGGCACAGCCCGAAGAAAAGCCTGTGGCGCGGCTACCGCAATTCGGTCATGTGCCGGACGGCCTTTATCGAGGGCGAGATTGCCGCCATGTGGGGCCTCGCCATTTCCATGCGCGGCGGCGTGAGCTTGTTGTCCGACCTGGGCGTTCCGTGGCTCTTGACCTCGCCGCAGATCGAGAAAATGCCGGTCGCATTCATTCGCGAAGCAAAGAAAGAAGTGGAGCGAATGTTAAAGATCAAGCGGCGATTGGAAAACTTCGTCGCCGCGGACTACGCTCAAGCGATTCGGCTGCTTGAAGTGCTCGGATTCACCATCGATGAGCCGCATGCAAACGGCATCGATGGCCGTCCGTTCCGGCGGTTTTGGAAAGAAGCGGCATAAATGGGCGATCCGATTTCCATGATTGCGATCGGCTCGGCGGTCGCCGGAGTCGCGGGCGCGGGCGTATCGGCGGCCGGATCGTATAACGCGATGCAAGCGCAGTCGGCCAACGCCGCCTATCAGGCGCAGGTCGCCCAGAATAACGCGAAAATAGCGGCGATGAACGAAACGCTGGAGATCCAGTCGGGCGAACAGGCGGCGGCGATCGGCGCCTTGAAGACGCGGGCTGCGGTCGGAAACATCAAGGCGGCCCAGGCGGGTGCCGGGATCGACGTGAACCGCGGTTCGGCGGTCGATGTTCGCGCCGGGGCGACCGAGGTCGGCGCGCTCGATGCGCTCACGATCCGCTCGAACTATGCACGCAAGGCTTACGGCTACGCGACGGCGGCCACGAGCGACATTGCCCAGGCCGGACTTTTCACTGCGGAATCGGAACAGGCCGCCGCCGCTGGACCGCTCGCGGCAACCGGATCGCTGCTTTCAGGAATTTCGACGGCCGGTTCTAAGTTCGCGCAATTCCAGACCAAGGCGCCGGTTGACGCCTCGGTGCCCTAATGGCGCACATTCTCGATATCAATGTGCCAGAGGAAAAGCCGACCGGAGCGCCGGGCGGCGATTATCTGGATATCAAATCCACGCCGCAGATGTTCGGGGGGCTTACGGCGCAAGCGCAAGAAAAGCTAGGCACAGGCATCGAGGCGGCCGGCGTTGCCGGGATGGACGTAGCGATCCAGCGCGCCCACATTGCCAACGAGCTTTATGCGAACGACGCCGCCGTGCCCGGCATGAAGCGGTTTACCGATTCTTGGAGCAAGCTTAATACGCTGGAAGGCAAGGGCGCGGTCGACCATCTGCCTCAGTTCAACGAGGAAATCGAACACAGCTACCGCGATACGCTCGACGCCGCGCCGAATTTGCAGGCCAAGCAGTTGCTTTCCAACACCATGCGGCGCATGGCGGACTACTACTTGCGCTCGGGGCAAAGCTACGCGGACGGACAGCAAAAGAAATGGGTCGACGCCTCAAGCAAGGACGCGGCGTCCGAGTTCTATAACCAAGCGGCCTTGGCGCGCGACGATCCGGCCCACATGGAATTGCTGCTTCGGTCCGGCGATCAGAAAATGCGCGATTGGGGCGAATTGCGCGGGCTCGATGAGCCGAGCATCAATCGGGCAATGACCACGGCGCGTTCAAGCGCGCTGAAAACCATCATTGAAACCGTGGGTGTCGGCACGGGTGGACAATTGGGCGAACCGCAGCGCGCCGCCGCCATGCTGGAGCACTATCAAGCCCAGATGACGGCCCAGGATATTCTCGCCGTAGGCTCGAACCTCCGGGGAAAACTGGAGGACGCGCGCGCCCGCGGTATGGTCGACATGCTCATGGGCAAGGTCGCGCCGCCCGGCTCGGCGCCGTCCGGCATGCAGCCGATCCCGAGCGTGCCGCTGCGATCGTTGCCGCAGGATGCGAACGCGGCCGTCGACAATGCCGCCAAGGCGACGGGACTCGATGCGGGATTGCTGCGCACGATCGCGCGGATCGAATCCGGCGGCCGGGCGACGGCAACGACGGGGAGCTATCGCGGGCTGTTCCAACTGTCGAACGATGAGTTTACGCGCTACGGCGGCGGCAATATCTACAGTGCCGGCGACAATGCGATGGCCGCCGCGCGCAAGCTCAAGGCCGAGTCCGACCATTTCGAGGAAGTCTTCGGACAAAAGCCCGACCCGTGGCAACTCTATCTGGTGCATCAACAGGGCTGGGGCGGTTTTACCGCCCACATGGCTAATCCCAATGCGCCGGCCTGGATCAACATGCTTTCCACGGCCGAAGGCCAGCAAAAGGGCGAACGCTGGGCCAAGGCCGCGATCTGGGGAAACATCGCCGACGACGACAAGCGCCGGTTCGGCTCGGTCGACAACGTGACCTCCGGCCAATTCATGAACTACTGGCAGGCGAAAGTTGGCCGATTTGGCAGCGCATTGCCTACCGATTTTGCGCCGCCGGAAGGCTACGCGCCGGAGCGGGCCGACAAGTCGGAAGTGTTCGGCCGCGCGGCGCGGATGATGACCGGGTTCAACGTGCCGCCGCGGGTGCAGGATAAAGTCTTCGCCGGCATCAATCACGAGTTCGGCGTCTACGATTCGATGAATCGGACGGAGCGCGACGATCTCCAGCACAACGTAGGTAACTGGATTGCCGCCGCCGAGAACGGCGTCGAAGGGCTCACGATCCCCGAGGATCGAATCCGCGCGGTCTTTCCGCCCAACGTCGCCCAGCGAATGATCGAGGAATTCAATATCGCCCAGAACGTCGGGACGACGATCCGCGGCATGCAATGGGCAAGCCCGCAGGAAGTCGAATCGGCAAGAAAGGACATCGAAAGCGGGCAGGGACTCTTGTCGGAACGGTTGCGCGCACATGCGAAACGCGCGACGACGGGGCCAGGCATTGCCGAGCCCGAAGCGGATACCGAAGGGCAGGCGATGTATTTTCGATTGCGCGCGGGCGCGGGGCGGCAATTGGAGCGTGCGCTATCGCAGCGCGACGCGCTCCTGATCGGCGAGCATGCCGACCCGGCCGAATATGCCAAGACGAATCCGGCCGTTCTCACGGCGCGGGCGACCGCCGACAAGAGCCCGGAACAATTCAATGCCTACGCCACGGCGCAACTCGCCGTGCAAGGGCAGCTCGGCGTGCCGGAAGACATGCGCCACGTTCTCACGCGCGGGCAGGCGATGGGACTGACGCAAGCGGTCGCCAAGGGCGATCCGGCCGTATTGTTCGGGCAGATGCAGCAACGCTACGGCGCGGCATGGCCCGCCGTGTTCCGCGATCTTGTGACCCTGGGCAAGATGCCCTCGACCTATCAGGCAGTCGCGGCGCTCGCCGATGAATCGACCTTGAATAATCCGCAGGCCGCGGCCACGCTCTCACGCTGGATCAATGAAACGACGAAAGAGAAGACCGCGACCGATATTCTCGGCGCCGACATCACGGGCGCAATTCGCAAGGATATCCGTGGCAATGCGGATATCCAGTCCTACATGCGCTCGCTGCGCGATTCGGGGCTCTCGACCACGCAAATCGCCGGCGTGCTCGACGGCATCGAGGGCCTGGCGCAAGCCTACAAGTTCGAGAACAAAAGCGACAATGCGACGATCGATGCCGTGAAGGCGTTTACCGATAAGCTCCGGTTCATGCCGGACGGCGGCGCGCGCGTGCCGGCTACGGCTTACGACACGGTTGCGGCGAACGCGCGGGGTAGGATCGAAGGACTCACGGCCGAGAACGTCATGATGCCGACCGGCGCGCGAGCGCAGGAATGGCTCGACCTGCTCAAGTCGAAACCGACGTGGGTCACGTCGCCGAGGGGCGACGGGATATGGCTCAAGGACGGCGGCGGCCGATTCGTACATGACGACGCCGGGCATCCGATCGAAGTGAAGTTCAACGAGCCATTGCAGCCATGGGGTGTGCGCGAGCGCGGGGCCATGGGTAGCGCGCCGGGGATCGAGTAGATGCCCGATTTCGTCGCCGACGCGCCCTATCAGACCCCGCAAAGCGCGTGGGGAGACTGGTACGGCCACATGCCGGTTTCGCGATTGCAAGGGCTCACGGCACAGTTTCACGAAGCGGCGCCGCTCGACCCGACCTCGAAACAATCGCTGACCGGATTCATCGAACAGGCGCAGTACGAGGAAGGCGCGGGCGGTCTATTCGGGCGCGCGCTTGCGGCGGCCGGCGCGGAAGCGCAGGGCATATCGCCGGAGGACATCGGGCTTGATCGCTCGCTCGCCGCGATTCCAGCGCCGAAGATCACGGCGGAAGAAGCGCGCAAGCGATACCCGGAAGCGGCCGAAGCCTTCAAAGGCCGCGAGGATTTTCCCGAGCCCGTGGCGGCGATGATCGCCGAGCGGCATAAAGTCCAGTCCGAGCGCGAGGACGTGCTGCGGCGGTACGAAGAACAATACTCGTGGCCGACGAAATTCGCGACCGGAACGATCGCCTTCATGATGGACCCGCTCAATGCGGCAGCGTCAGTCGTTCCGGGCGTGGGCGAGGAAGCCTTGATGGCGCGCTTGGGAGCGGGCGCCGTAGGCCGGACGCTCGCAAGGGTGGGTGCCGGGGCAAGTGCCGGCGCGGCAGGCCAAGTGCCGTTAAGTGCGATCCGGGCGGGCATCGCCAATTTTGATGATTCCGACTACGGCCTGCGCGATGCATTCCGCGATCTGTTCTACGGAGCGGCCGGCGGGGCGATCTTGCATGCCGGCGTGTTCGGCGGTCTGCGCGAGGCAGGCATCCTCAAGCCCGACCGGATGATTCGGGAAGCCCGCACGGAACTGCCGGGAATGGCGCCCGTGCCGGAACCGGAGGGGCCGGAGATTGTTCGCGGCGAGCATGTCCGGCGCCCAGAGGGCATGTCGGATGAAGAAGCGCAGCGGCTAGGTTATGCAGCGCGTATTGCCGAGCCGTCCAAGATCGAAGCCGAACAAGTGCGCGCGGCCGAGCCTGCCGCAACAGCGGGACGGCTGGGGACCGATGCCGAGCGTGCCGAGGTGCAAGGGCTGATCGACGCCAAGGCATCGCCGGAGGAAATCGCCAAGCACCCGTTCATCGAGCGCGTGCAGCGCGAGAACGAAAGCCGCCCGCAGACCAAGGATGCCTCCGGCTACGGCACGCCCGAATACGAAGCGAACCGCCGGTTCGTTGTCGACGGGCAGGAAGTCACGGGCTACACGGCCGCCGTCGATAAGCTGGCCGAAAGGGCGCGGTCCTATTCGACCGCCGGGCCGGTCGAACAGGGACGGCAGGCAATCCTCGTGCTCGGGCCGCCGGCCTCGGGCAAATCCCGGCTGTCGGAAGCCCTTGCTGCCGCCCGCAGGGCGGCCATCCCTGACCCTGACGATGCCAAATTGACCATGCCGGAATACGACGGCGGGCAGGGAACGCAAGCCGTTCACGAAGAAAGCGCCGAATTATGGCAACGGGTGCTGTTCGACAAGCTCATCCCGAACGGCGACAATCTCGTGATCCCGCGCGTCGGCGGCAGCATCGAGACGATGCGCGCCCTGATCGAAGGGCTCAAAAAGGAAGGCTACACGGTCGACCTCGTGAACATGAGTGTCGACCCGGCCGAAGCCTACCGGCGCATGGTCCGGCGGTTCCTGAAAACCGGCCGCATCGTCGGGTCGGATTATTTCGACAAGATCGATGGCAATCCGACGAAAAACTACTATGTTCTAAAGGCGGAAGGAGGAATCCGTGAAAGTGCCGATGTCAACGGGAACGTTCCCGCTGGCGAACTCGCCTTCAACGAAGGCGCCGATACCAGCCTCGCCCGCGATCTACGACTGGGAGGGGGTCGAGAACCGGGCCTTGGAGAAGGGCCTAGCTCGATTGGCGGAACGACGACAGCCCGCTTCGGCGACCAGTGGCGAGTCGCCCAGACCATCCTTGGAGCCCCAGCCCACGTCCAAGCCGACGCCGTAAAGACGGCCGTCTCGCAAGTGCTCGACGGGAAGCCCGTCGAGGTCGATCCCATTATCAAAGCTGCCGAAGGGCCGCCGAGAGAGGATACCGGCGGGCCGATCGGTCCCGGCGAGGAAATCATGGTGCTGCGGCTGGGGTCGGCCGAAGGCGGCCTGCCGGGTCGCAACGGGGGAAATGCCCGGTCCGTGGCGGATCATCTCGTGCGGATCACGGGCGAGGAAGGTCCGGTTCCGCGCGGCGGAACTGGCGACACAATCTCGGTTTATGGGGTGAAGTTCGAGTATGGGGCCGAGCAAGGCCGAGGATTCGGCGAATATGCGCCGATGGTCGGAGGGATCGAAATTCAGGGAGCCGAGCCTGTTTTCGTCGGCCGTCGCATTCGCGAGGGCGCCGTTTCCTACTCTTTCCCGAGCCACGGCCAGGGCTACGAGCCCCGGCTGATCGCCCGCATTCCGCTCGATGAGGTAAGGGCGAGCCTGCGAATGCGGGGCTTCGCCAGTCCCGACGACGCCGGCATCAACGCGACCGAAGCGGCCATCCGCGAGGTCGTGCGAATTCACGCCGAAGCCACCCAGGCGCCGGTCAATCTTGCGGAAATCGCGCGGGCCGAATCCGATCTTTACCGGGATGGCTTCGCCCAAGGAATACCCCAGGCCGAGCTTGCGGAGGTCACAGAGAGGATTTATGGGGAACGGCCTACGGAGGCAGAGGAAGAAGTCGGAGGGGCTCCTGCAAGGCCGGCTGAGACGCCGGCCGTAGCTCCACGGACGCCCGAGCAAGAGGCCGCCTTGCGCCGACTTGAAAGCGGCGAAGGGATCACGACCGAGGAATTGCGCGCAGTCGGACTGGACCCATGGGGGCGGCGGCTTGCAATTCCAGAAGCGCAGCCGCCCGCCGTTCCGGCGGAAGGAAGGGAAGCGGGTGGAGTTCCCGGCGTCATGATCGAAACGGGCGGCATAGTCCGCACGAAAAGCGGTAGGGAGACGGCGCCGGCTCCAAGAATTGATATGACGACCGAACGCAAGGCGACTGCCAGCCTCGGCCGAATGGATCAATGGCTGCTCAGCGAAGCGAAGAAAGAGGCCGAAGGCAACGATTACGTTTCGACATTGCTCGACGGCGTGAATCCCAAGCGGATGAGCACGGCCGATCGCGACATGCTCAACGAGATACTATTCGGCGAGCCGACGGAAAAGCCGCCGGAAATTCTAAGGCCGCTCGCCCCTCCCGCCCCGGTCATCCCGTCCGAACCAGTCGCCCCGGCGGCCATCCCGTCCGAAGTCCCGAACACGGTTCACTCATTCAGTCCCGACGAGCTGATAATCGACGCCAAGCGGTTCCAATTCAAGGAAGGCGGCGATGAGGCCGGCGTGACGGATCGGCTCAAAGGGGTCACGACTTGGGATCCGATCAAGGCCGGGATGGTCCTCGCCTGGGAGGACGAAACCGGCAGACGATTCTTGGTCGACGGGCATCAACGCATGGGGCTCGCCAAGCGGATCGCCGAGGCGGACCCGAACCAGCGGCCGATGCTCAACGGGTGGCTATTGCGCGCGGCGGATGGCGTTTCCGATATCGAGGCGCGCACGATCGCGGCATCGAAAAACATCGCCGAGGGAACCGGCACGGCGGTCGATGCGGCCAAGGTGCTGCGCGACAAGCCGGAACTGATTAAGGAACTGCCGCCGCGGTTGGAACTGGTGCGCCAGGCGCGCGGGCTCGTGAACCTGTCCGATGAAGCCTTCCGCATGGTGGTCAACGACGTGGTGCCGGCGAACTATGCGGCGATCGTCGGTCGGCTTTCGTCCGATCCGAAGATGCAGGAATCACTTTTGGGATTGCTCGCCAAGACCGAGCCGGCGAACGTCGTGCAGGCCGAGGCGATCGTGCGGCAGGGAATCGAGGCGGGCGCCCATGTCGAAACCCAAATCGGCCTGTTCGGCGCCGAGGACGTGGCGACGAATCTCTACCTCGACCGGGCGAAAGTGCTCGATCGGGCGTTGCGGCAATTGAAGCGCGACCGCACCATATTCAGCACCATCGTCAAGGAATCCGATATCCTCCAATCGGTCGGCAACGTGCTTGCCGCCGACATGAACGTGAAAAGGGCAACCGCCGATGCGCAAGCCGTCCAAGTCCTCCAGACCCTCGCCTCGCGCAAGGGGCCAATCTCCGACGCGCTCGGCGCCGCAGCAAAGCGCGCAAGAGACGATGGGAACACAGCCGGAGCCGTCCGCGAGTTCGTCGCCGCCATCCGACGCGAGGCTGAGGGCGGGAATCTCGCTCGGCTCGCAGATGGCCTCGAACGAGGCGATGAGCATGCTGGCGATGAAGGCGCGGCAAGCCGAGTCGAGCGGTCAGCCCCAGCAACCGACCGTGCCGGAAGCCCCGTAGGAGAACAGGAAGCAACGGAGGAAGTGCATAGGGTGGCCGCCGCAGGGCGGCGGGGAGACTGGACAATCTCTACGGAAGTCGGCGCGGCCCCGCTGTTTGCGGGACTGGAAACGAAGGCCGAGCCGGGCGCCGAAGGCCGCCCGCAACTCATCCTTCCCGGCGGCGAGCGGTCAGCCGTGCAGCTCGCCGCGGCGCGCGAGGCGCAAGGCCGCGGCATGATCCGCCCCGAGGTTGCGCAACGGGAAGCGGGCGGCATGTTCGCCCCGCCGGAGCCGGAACTGCCGGACCTGTTCGCGAGAGGTCCGCAGACGCCGATCGAGCGGCAATTGGTGGAAGCCGAGCGGGCGGTTGCGGAGAAAGGCGGCGTCATCCATCCTGACGATCGGGCCGCGCTCGCGGACGCCGACGCGGCCATGCGGATTGCCGAGGCGCACGAACAAGCCTATGCCCAGGCGGCGGAATGTCTGATCGAGGCGGGCGTATGAGAATCAAATTCGACAAATTCGGCGCCTGCCTCGAACGCATCGCGACGAAGGGCGCGATGGGACCGGAGACGGCAAAAGCTTTATTGGCCGAGGTTGCCGACCGGGCCGAGCGCATGCGCCGCACGGGCGATCCTGATCCATTCGTCACGGCCGCAAAGCAATTGGCCGAGCGGTTGAAGGAAACCGCCCGGAAAGACAAGCTCGATGCCTTGCGCAACTCGCTCAAGCGCGAAGCGATTCTCGAGAAAATCGACAGTCCCGCCGACGCGGCGCAGGTTCTTCACGACGCGATACGGGGCTCCAACATCGGCTCGCGCGAGAATGCGCAATCGCAATGGCTCGGCATGGCCTCGCAATGGCTCTCGGCCTTGGAGGTCAGGCTAAAGAAATCCAATCTGCTTCAGGCAGCAATCAGCGGCGGGCTTGATTCGGAAGTCGCCGACGAAATGCGGCTGATCTCGGCGGGGCGCAAATCGGCGCGCGCCGAATCCGATCCGGCCCGGCAGATTTCCGAAGCCTACGCGCCGTTGCTCGCCGAGGTGCATTCGCGGTTGAACGCGGCCGGCGCGCGCATCGGCAATGCCTTCGATTTCGTGCTGCACACCTGGCACGATCCTTATTGGCTCCGGCGGGGCGGACGCAACGCGGCCGGAGGACCGCCCGGCTCGGCGCAAGACGCATTTCTCGGGTGGTGGAAGGTCGTCGAACCCAAATTGGCCGAACGGACGTTCGACGGCATCGTGCAAAAGGAAGGCGAAAGCATTGCCGGGGCGCGCATGCGGTTCGGCAAGAGTGTGTTCGACGCCCTCGTTGCCGGCATTCACATGACGCCGGACGGCGCTTTCGGTCTGCTGGGAGACGAAAGCGGAAACATCGCCGGGACGTTCGAGGGCACGCGCAACCTCGCCAAGCGGCTATCGCAGCCACGGGTTCTGTTGTGGAAGTCGGGCGGCGACTGGCTCGACTACATGCAGCAATACGGGCGCTATCGCTCGCTGCACGACGGCATGCTGCGCTCGATCGACCAGTCCGCCAAGAACATTGCCTTGATGGAACGGTTCGGGACGAACCCTGGCCTTGCGCTCAACACCATGATCGATCGCGTGCGCGAGAAATTCCGCGATGATCCTGACGCCGTGCGCAAGTTCAACACGAACGTCGATTCGATCAAGAACGAAATGGCGCGGCTCGACGGCTCGGCAAACATCCCGGTCAATGAATTGTGGCATTCGCTCGGCTCGCAAATCCGCGCGGCCTACAACATGACATCGCTCGGCGGCGTCGGCGTGACTCACTTTGCTTCGGTATGGGCGACGGCGCCGACCGAGCTTCGGCACCATGGAATCTCGCCGCTGGAGGGCATCGGCAAGATCGTAGGTGCGTTGCTCAAGGGCAAGGGCGCGATCGAGCGGCAAGAAATCCTTTCGGACATGGGCGCGTTTGCGGGAGGGTCGGTCTTCAACTTCGCGCGCAATTGGGCAATCATAACCTCGCCCGGAGAGACAATCCCCGGCCGCGTCGCCGCGCTGCAAAACATCTTCATGCGCGCGACCGGCATTCATTACATCTTCGACGTGACGCGCGCGGCCGTCAAGGAAATGGCGTCGCACAACCTCGCGCGCAATCTCACGACGGCTTTCGAGCAACTGGAACCGCATCTTAACCAGATGCTCCAGAAATACGGGATCGGGCCGGAGGAATGGAAATTGCTGCAAGGCCGCGCGGGCGAGTTGAAGGAATGGGAAGGGCGCAAGTATTTCACGCCGACCGACGCGCTCAATCTCGATCGGCAACAGGTTCTCGATCTGCTCCAGGCGCGCAAGCAATTGCCGCCCGAAACGCTGGCCCCGGCACAACCGTCGCTATTGGAGCCTGGCGCCGAGGCTGCGCGGCTCGCCGGCCGCACGGCCGAACTTGACCGCGCCGTGGGGAATTTCCGCCAAGGGGTCGCCGACAAGCTCTTGATGTACTTCCACGACATCGGCGATCATTCCGTCGTCGTCCCCGGCGTGCGCGAGCGCGCGATGTACTACGGCGGCGACCGCCCCGGCTCAATGAACTACGAGGCGAAGCACCTCTTGCTCCAATTCAAGATTTGGCCGCTTGCGGCAATCAACCAAGTCTTCGGCCGCGAGTATTACATGAGCCTGAGCAAGACCGACTTCGCGAAGGGCATGGGCCTTGTGATCGGCTTGTCGACGCTCGCCGGCTACAGCCGCATGGTCATCAACGATCTGGCGACCGGCCATCCGGTGCGCGATCCGCGCGATTGGAAAACGCTTCTCGCCGGGCTCGCCCAGGGCGGCGGCCTCGGCCTGTTCGGCGACTTCCTGTTCGGCGAAACCTCGCGCATGGGAACCGGATTCTGGGCGGCGGCGGCCGGGCCGCTCGGCAGCGATATCGACACGCTGTTTCGCATCTACAACCGCTTCCGTGAAGACCTGCACACGGAGCACGTCGCCAAGGGCGGGCGGTTCTCGAACCTATGGGCCGATCTTGCGCATTTCGGGGTGCGCCATGTCCCGTTCGCGAATCTAGTCTATCTGAAAGGTGCGCTCGATTATCTGCTATGGTATCATCTGTTCGAGGCGGCTTCGCCCGGATGGTGGCAGCGCACGAATCGCAGGCTTGAGAAGGAACAAGGACGGACGATGACCGGCTATCAGCCGGGCGCGGGTGTGCCTTGGACACCTTGGGGACTAGGGCAGGGGAGATGAACGAGGCCGCCGAGAAACGACAATTCGCGCTCGTCATGGCGGCCTTGGAAACAGTAGCCGCTGCCTGCCGCCTGCCTGAGAGCAAGGAAAAGACGGCGTTGCTGATCGCACTCACGGATGTTACTCGCGTAATTGCACGCGGCAAGGAGACGGAATGATCGACGAACCGCCGATCCCTCCTATCGATGCTAACCGTCCGGCCGATGCGACGCGCCCGCAAACGGCGGCGCCGGCAAAACTGCGCCGGAAAGGCCGCGGCAAGCGCGCCGCTCGCGCGCCGTTCCTGCCGGGACCGCCGCATCGGCCCGGCGCCGACCATCCGCACATCGCCCGCCATGGGCTCAAGACTGGTGGATAAAGCCCGTTAGCCGTTGCGTTGTGAGCGTCCGAATCTGCTACAAGGGCAAACCATGCGACGGGTGATCTTCGCCTTCCTCGCTTTTGCCTTCGCGTTCGCGCCCTGCGCGAACGCCACCATTACTTCATCGGCCAACAAGGTCATTGTTGCCGGGACCGGAAGCCAAACCGTCTTCGGCTTCGGATTCATCGGCGTCAACGCCGCCGATATCATCGTCCTCTACACGGACGCCTCGGGGAATCAGACGACGCTCGTGCGCGGGCCTGGGGTGACTCAGTACCAATTGACCTTGAACGCCGCGCCCGCCGGCCAGCTCTGGGGCATCGGCGGCTCCGTCACCTACAACCCCTCGGGCACGCCGATAGCCTCGGGAACGACGCTCACGATCTATCGCAACCTGCCGCTCACGCAAACGACGGTCTTCGCCAATCAAGGGGCGAATCTCCCGAACGCAACCGAACAGGCACTCGACACGATCGAGATGCAGTTGCAGCAGGTCGCCGAGGCGCAGAACCGGGTTATCTCGGCGCCCATATCCGACCCGTCCACGGTCAACCTGACCTTGCCGCCGGCCGCACAGCGGGCAAATACCGGCCTTCTATTCGACGGCTCGGGGAACGTAATCGCGGGCGTTACGCCGGCAACCGGAACCATATCGTCCGCCATGGCGCCCGTGGTCGGCGCCGCGTCGCTTGCCGCCGGCCGTACCGCCTTCGGCCTCGGCGCGCTCGCGGTCGAGGGCTTCGGCGTCGGTTTGCAGGACGACGGCGCCGGCAATGCCCGCGTCAACGGAGGAACAACTGCGGTTTCTATCAATCAGTCGATCTCCGGGGCAAACCACAACGCCACTTATATCGCTACTGGTCCGATCAATTTCAGCCTGCCGCGGGCAAATACGCTATTCAACGGCTTTGGCTTTTGGGTTCATGTGGTTGGCGGCGGCGTGGTCACAATCATTCCAAATGCCGCTGATACGATCAAGGCGCAACAAAATTCCTCCGGCACTAACGCGACCATCCCGGTCGGTACCTGGGCCTGGATCACGACGGACGCCGCAAGTTCAGGTAGCTGGTACATCGGCGGCGGCGTCTCGGGCGCAGTTCCGCTCGCGCTCTCAGGCTTCGTCAATCTCGCTATCAACAACAACGCCGGGAATCCTGACAACTCCTGGGATATTTCAGCAGATGAAGTCGTCATGGTCGATACGAGTGGCCGCGGTGTGCGCGCAACCTCGGTCGCCGTCACGATCGCCATGCTCTCTAATGGAGCCAACGGCCTTGATACGGGCAGCATGGGCAATGCCTGGTACAACCTGTTCGTCATCTCGAACGGGACGACCACGGCTGGGCTGGCTTCGCTCTCGGCGACGGCGCCAACCATGCCGTCAGGCTACAGTTTCAAGAAGCGGGTCGGGGCGATCTACGCGACTGCCAACAACGCACAGCGGCGCATTCGCATTCGTGGGCGCAGCGCGCAATATCTGACAAGTGCGGTAGCATTGCCGAGCTTGGCGAGTTCGTTTGGCGCGCCATGGCAAGCGGTCGCGGTTGCTTCTTTCGTGCCGCCGACCGCCGGTAGGGTCAAGGTCGTGCTGCAAGTCTCTATTACATCGGCGAGCAATACCACGCGGTTCTCGGCGGTAGCACCATCGAACACTTACGCCACCGCCGCGGGAACGTCACCGTTCCCCCCGTGTTCCAACGCCTTCGCCACGGCGTCGGCGAGCGCCGTAACTCAATCAGTCAGCATGAGTTGCGACATGGTTTTGGAAAGTACGAATGTCTACGTCGGCGGGAGCGGCGCGGCCACGATCAACGTCGAAAATGCTTCCGTGCTCGGTTGGGAGGACAATCTTTAGATGACCGTGCTCGCAAGACTTGCCGGCGACGTTCCGGTCATCGGCCCGGTGGCAATCGCCATCACGAACTTGACGACCGTTTCATCGCAAGTGCTCGCCAGCGACGCCGTGCGGCATGGTGTGATCTTTCATAATCCCTCGGCGACGGTCGCCAAGCGCGTTGCTCCGGCCAACATGGCGCTCGCGGGCGGCTCCGGCGGCATCGAGATCGCGCCGCAATCGACCTTCATGCTGCTCGACCAGGGCGACGATGAACGCTTCAACGTCAACACGGCATGGATCGCGGTCACGGACAACAACGCCGACGCGACGCTGACCATCTGGAATTTCACGGATCAAAGCTCAGCCAAGCCCGCGCCGCTCGCCGACATGAATGTCGATGTGCAGATCACGTCGCCCCTTGGTACGCAAATCTCGACGCTCGGAACCGCGTCGGCGCAGATCATCGGGCAGAACATCGTCCGTCGCGGCATTCTCTTGCACAATCCCGATACGGTGCTTATCGCGGTCAGTCCGTCGAATCTCGCCGCCGTCATCGGCGCTGGCAGCATCGTCATTTTGCCGGGCCAGGAATTGCGCATTCCAGCGAAGGGCCGCGTCCGCGTCAACTGCGCGTTCAATGCCATCGCGGCAAGCGGCGCCAACCATTCTCTGACGGTCTTGGAGTTTCTATGATGCGGCGGATTCTTGCGCTCGCGGCGCTCGCCCTCTCGCTGTTTGCCTCGCCAGCGAGCCCACAGAATGTTACCTGCCCGGATAGGCCGCCCGGCGATAGTACGTTTTTCTGCGCCAATACCCGGTTCGTTACCGCGAGCGGGGGTTCAAATTGCACAACTCTCGGTGCTTTCTCCGTTGGACTTGGTGGGGGTCTCTCACAATGCTCCAACGTTGGTAGCTCAATCGCCACGATCAATGGCGGCCCCATCGGTTCAGTTTCTACCGATGGTCTTATACTGCAAAACCCCACAGCCGCTGCCGCTGGTGCCCAGCAATGGTCGCCGCGCTTGCATTGGAGCGGCTTCGGCTGGAAAACCAATGCGACTGCCGCCAGTCAACAGATGGATGCTATTGTCGAATTGCAAATATACCAAGACGCGGTACAGCCAGATGGTTTCCTTGTCACGTCCTTTCAAGTCAATGGTGGGGGATACCTACCTGTTCAGTCCATCAATGTTGACGGGAACTCAAATACTCAAGTCCAAGTCCTAGCGCCGGCCAGCAAGAATGCTAACTTCGTTTGGGTCGATAATCTAGCCAAAGTCTGGTATCTTCAAAATACCGGGGGTGCTAGTGATACACTCTCCCTGATTAACAGTGACGCCAACAGCAATACTACGCTGCTCTCGATGACGCAGGCTGGCACTTTATCTCTGTCGCCAGGTGCGCTTAGCCCAACTCGGGCGCTCAATGTCACACAAAGCGGGCCAGCAAGCGGTAGTCTCAGCGGCCCATTTTCCTTTAACC